GATGATTTACCATTTTGATGATGATTACGATGTTGCCGTAAGCAATGATAATGACAATGAAAATTTGATAGAAGATTAAATGATTAATAACACGGAGATCAATGGATTTTTGATTGATACTTTCAATCAATATGAGCTGGAAGTGGGTAAAACACAAGGAGTCTGTCCTTTGTGTTCCCACAACAGAAAACCCGAAAATAAAAAGCAAAAGTGTGCTTCTTATGATTGGGAACGGGGTCTCGGTACTTGTCATAATTGTGATAGCACTTTTCAATTACATACTTACCAAAGAAAAGGAGAAACTGATAAGATCTATATTAAACCAGATCCTATTGTAAATGTAAAGGAAGTAAGTACAAAAGTTGAAGAGTGGTTTAAATCACGTGGTATATCAAAAGAAACTCTAAGGGCTCTTAAAGTAACTGAGGGCCCTGAGTTTATGCCACAGACGGGAAAAATCGAGAATGCTATACATTTTAATTATTTTGCAGGTAATGAATTAGTCAATATTAAATATAGAGATGGTAGAAAGAATTTTAAATTATATAAAGGAGCCGAAAAAATCTTTTATAATATTGATAATATTGTTGGTTATGAATATTGTGTTATTGTGGAAGGCGAGATGGATGCTCTTAGTCTTTATGAATCTGGCATACATAATGTCGTTTCAGTCCCTAATGGAGCTACTCTTAATTCCAACAATCTTGATTATCTTGATAATTGCATTGATTATTTTTCTGATAAAGAAAAAATTATTATAGCAGTTGATTCAGATGAAGCTGGACAAGCGTTACAATCAGAATTAGTTAGAAGATTAGGATCTGAAGTATGTTATTTAGCAACATTTGATGATTGTAAAGACGCTAACGAATATTTATTAAAATATGGAAAAGAAAAACTGGCAAAGTGTATTACCGCCGCAAAACCGGTACCCCTTGAAAATGTTACTACGTTCAAAGACATCGAGTCTGAGATTACCGATTTCGTTCAAAATGGTTTTAAAAAGGGTTATCAAATTGGAATTCAAAATTTTGATGATATATTTTCGACTTATACTGGTCAATTCATTACTGTCACTGGTATACCGAGTTCCGGTAAAAGTGATTTTGTCGACCAAATGGTTGTTGGATATAATCAAAACTATGCTTGGAAGACGGCGTTTGCTTCTCCTGAAAATGCACCAACTTATTTACACGCCCATAAATTAATGCGTAAAGTGTGGCAAGATATGCCACGTAAAGATCAAATAGGATCTGATAAATGGAATCAAGTAGCTGAGCATGTTAATGATAATTTCTTTTTTATTGATATGGACAGATATACACTTGAATCTGTATTAAGGAAAGGTGCTGAATTAGTAAAACGAAAAGGTATTAAATGTTTAGTTATTGATCCATTTAATAAGGTAAGAGACGTTGATGCTAAAACAGAAGACGTTAATAGATATACAATGGAGTATCTTACAAAAATTGAAACATTTGCTAAAAAGTATGACGTTTTAGTTATTGTAGTAGCTCACCCAACTAAAATGTACAAAGATGCAAATGGAAAAATTGAAGAACCAACTATGTATAATATCAAAGGAGGTGGTGAGTGGTATGATGCTTCTTATCATGGCCTTCTTGTTCACAGGGATTACGATAATAAGACAGTTAAAGCAAAAGTTCTTAAAGTTAAATTCCAAAACCTTGGGGAAAACGGAGCAGAAGCACATTTCAAATGGGAACCAAGATCAGGATGTTTTATTCCGCACGAACCATTAGTTACAGAACAAGAAGCAATGCCTTGGGAATAAATGGCTAAAAAAAAAGAAAATTGGATGCCTTATTATCATGCAAATGATGATGAAGTAACTGCACGAGATTTTTGTGTTAAAAACAATATAAGAATATCTCCGTTAGGAATTAAGAATGAACCTAATAAATGGCGAATAGGTATAAATATTGGACCACATAAAAAAGGTGAAAAACCAAATATAGCACCAAGCATATATGATAAAGATACTGTTTGGGTAGAATATTATAATTTTTGTAAATATTACTATGATAAATATAGATGAAGAATATAGGGGTTTATTATCAGGCGTTTTTCACGCTGGTAAAGATAAACCAGACAGAACAGGTACAGGCACTAAATCTGTATTTGGGAGGATTATCAGACATGATATGAAAATGGGTTTCCCACTTTTAACAACTAAAAAAGTAAATTTTAATCATGCGCTTACGGAAATATTATGGATACTTCAGGGTCGCACTGATCTACAATACCTTATTAACAATGGTGTTAATTATTGGACTCCCAACTATGAAGCCTCAGGAAGGACTGATGGAACTCTTGGCAAGGTATACGGTTGGCAGTGGAGAAATTTCAATGGGAGTGACCAGCTTTTACGTTTATTACTTGACATCAAAAGAAATCCATCTTCGCGCAGACTTATGGTTAATGCTTGGAACCCTGCTGATTTCGATGATATGGCATTGCCTCCTTGTCATTATGGTTTTCAAGTCTATATAAATGATGGTGTAATGGATCTTATGTGGCAACAAAGATCTGTTGATATATTTTTAGGTTTACCTTATGATATAGCTATGTATGGTTTACTTTTGTTAATGTTAGCTAAAGGAAATGGTTATAAACCAGGTCAACTAATAGGACAACTTGGTGATTGTCATTTATATAATAATCATTTAGATCAAGCTAGTATACAATTAGCCAGGGAACCAAAAAAATTACCGACTGTTGATGTGTCATTTGGATTGACCGTACAAGAGGGTGCTAATAATTTTGTTTTTATACCATCAAAAAATATGTTTAAATTAAATAATTATAATCCTCATGAAAAAATCAAAGCCCCACTCGCAGTCTGATGAATTATGGTTTATTAAAAATAATTATCCAGGCAAATGGTTATCAAAAGAAAGTAAAAAAATAATTGAACAAATAAAAAATAAAAACATGAAAAAATTTATATTTACATTACTATTTCCTATATTCGCTATAGGGCAAACGTATTATGATAATGCATTACAATTTCAAAACACAGTTAGAAGTTATTACGATGCACCTTTATTATCATATAATGACAACTTAGCTTTAGAAGCACAAGCTTGGGCTGAATATTTAGCAGAAACAGATACATTCACTGTAAGCACAGATAATTACGGAGAAAACATATTTTATATTAATAGAATGTATGCTGTAAATAATAATAAAGATGTTTTATTAGAAGCTACTTTAAATTGGATTATAGATCCAGATGATTGGAGTACTTTTAATCAAATAATTTATCCAGGAGCAACAAATATTGGATTTGGAGTTGCAGAAAATAAAGAATCAATATACGTTGTAGCTAAGTATAACAAACTATACGAATAATATGTTTTATATTTATCATATTCCAGGTAAAAAAATAGGTGTAACACGTAATCTAAATAATAGAGTTACGCTGGTGCAGGGCTATAAGCCTGATGAATATGAAGTTCTTGATTCTTCTGAAGATATAAGTTATATATCCGAGAAGGAAATAGAACTTCAAAAGTCTTATGGGTATAAGATTGATAGAACATTATACAAAAATTTATTTAAATCAAATAGAGAAATGGATATAAACATTACAGAACAAACAACCACTTTTCCTGTTGAAAAAAAGAAATTAAAAAAGTTTCTTAAAGAAAATATTGAAAGTAAATGGAAGACTTCATTAGGTGTATTTGAAATAAACAAAGACACAATTAAATGGATAGTTAAAAATTCTAAAGTATCAATGTATAATGACCAACGTTCTTATATTTATAATAAAGCCTTTTATGAGGCTTTTATGGCAAAACCAACGTACAACAAAGAAAACATATTTGGACTCATTAGAGACTGGGCAAACGAGCGTGGCATCTATGATAAAGGAGATGTTAAGACACAATTAATTAAATTATATGAAGAATCAGGAGAATTATCGCAAGGGATACTTAAAGACAGCCAACCAGATATTATTGACGCTATTGGTGATTGTGTTGTTGTTCTTACTAATCTCGCCCACCTTGCAGGTACCGACATTGAAAGTTGTATTCAGTCTGCTTATGATGAAATATCTACTAGAACTGGTGAAATGAAAAATGGTACATTTGTAAAAACAACATTATAATGAGAGATCAAATAATAAAACAAGTTATAAATAAAATTCAATCAAGATCTGATGTTGGCTTTAAAAAGTATGGTGTAACTTTAGCAGATGATGATCAACCACTTGATACTTGGTTACAGCATTTACAAGAAGAATTAATGGATGCTGTTAACTATCTTGAGAAAGCTCGTATGGTATTAAGAGATGAGATTGAAGAATGTTATATTAGAGATGCGAAGAAAGAGTAAAAAGAAAGGTCCTGTAAGAGCAAAAAAGATTAGTTATGATGGGCATAACTTTGCATCAGGATTAGAAAGATATATGTATACAGCTTTAAAAAAAGCTAAAATTAGAGCCAAGTATGAGGGGGAAACATTCGTTTTAATAAATGGTTTTCACTTTGAAAACGAATCTTATGAAAGGCAAGCCAATGGCAAAGGTGAGTATGTCAATAGGGGTAGTAAAAGAATATTACCCATTAAATATACTCCAGATTTTATTGGTAAAGATTTCATAATTGAAACCAAAGGAAGGCCTAACGAATCTTTCCCTATCAGGTGGAAATTATTCAAAAGATTAGTTACTGAACAATTTCCAGAATATACTTTATATAAACCACAAAATCAAAAAGAATGCGACAGAACAATAGAACTCATCCTGAGCAAGCAAAAAAAATAGCTAGGATTAAATATGCTGAGCGCCAAATAGAAAAATGGATTAAGTGGTCAATAACTAATAGAGGTTATATAAAGTATAGAGAATTAGTTGAGATACAAGATAAATACAACATTAAATGTTATGGCTAAAATAATAAGTGGAAATTACTTTAAAAAAACAAAAGTAAGAAGACCGGGTGTTCATGCAAAAAGTAAAACATCTAATTTGAAGTCTTCTAAAAATTATGTTAAACCTTATAGATCACAAGGAAGATGAATATACCAAACTGGGCACTTAGTATTGGTTTGTATCCTGGTATTTTGTTAGGAATTAGATCGTATGTTGAGCAAGATTATGTGCAGCATGTATTATATTTACCATTTATAGATATTTGTTTAGAAATAGAAAAAAATTAATATGGGATTATTTGATGAAAGAATACCGTACAAACCATTTGAGTATCCAGAATACTATACTGAGGGATGGCTTAAACAAGCTCAAGCATTCTGGTTACATACCGAGATCCCGATGTCAGGTGACGTCAAGGATTGGAACGAAAAGCTTACAGCCTCAGAAAAAAACTTGGTTGGAAATATCTTATTGGGTTTTGCGCAAACAGAGTGTGCAGTATCTGACTACTGGACGCAAAAAGTTGTATCATGGTTTCCAAAGCATGAGATACAGCAAATGGCTATGATGTTTGGATCACAAGAAACAATACACGCTGTAGCTTATAGTTATTTAAATGAAACATTAGGATTAGAAAACTTTGAAGCGTTTTTGCAAGATGAAGCAACAATGGAACGCTTTGATAATTTAGTTAGTTATGATGGAAATAACCCCATTGGAATTGCAAAAAGCCTTGCAGTATTTAGTGCATTCGCAGAAGGAGTTAGTCTCTATTCTGCTTTTGCTGTTCTTTATAGCTTCCAATTACGTAATTTGCTCAAAGGAATAGGACAACAAATGAAATGGAGTGTACGTGATGAATCACTGCATAGTAAAATGGGTTGTCAATTGTTTAGACATATGTGTGAAGAAATACCAAATTTATTAGAAGATTGTAGAGAAGATGTTATTAAAGCAGCAGAAGCAATGCTTGAAGCAGAAGAAAAATATATCGACAAAATGTTTGAACAAGGAGATATTGAAAACCTTAAATCCTACGATCTCAAACAATTCATTAGAAAACGTCTCAATGAAAAATTACAAGAACTTGGTTACTTGGACCTCGGGCAATACTTTGCGTTTAACGAAAAAGGAGCAGAAAATCTTGACTGGTTCTATCATCTTACCGGGGGGCATACTCATACTGATTTTTTTGCTATTCGCCCGACTGATTATTCCAAAGCAAACGAGGGAGAAGATTTTGAAGATATTTGGTAATGAGAAAATGTAATAAATGCCATAAAGAAAAATCAACTAATAAGTTTAGATATGGAAAACGTACATGCAAAAAATGTGAATACCGTTTTAAACAAAGATTTTTAAGGGTATTAGTACAAGATAGAAAGTTAACTGCTGTTGAAAGATTAGCAAATAGATTAGGATATATGGGTACCGCATTTATAATGATGTCACCTCATATATTAAATTATAGTAATCTAGGCGCAGTAACTTATGTTATAGGTGGTATATTATCTATAATGCAAGTATTTGTAGCTAAGCAATGGAATTTAGTAGCGGTTAATTTAAACGTAACAATTGGGTATTTAATTTATTTATATAATGCATAATGAAAGAAAGCAAACTAATAGAAATGTGGAACAGAATAGAGACTCTGGGTTCACTAGTACAACAAATGAGTCAAGAAATGACGAATCTCAGAGATTTATCTATTGGGACGATGAGCCTTTTAAAGAAATTTCCTGATTACGAAAAAGCAATAGAAAAATTAGCAAAAGATTTAAAAGAAAATAAAAATGAAGGTACAGCAGTGGAATAACGATTGGGTAAAAGGTGAGGACTATCCAGTATGGGGTGATACTGATGTATACAAGAAAACTATAGGTGGAGGCTATCTAATGATAGGTGAAACACCTAAGGATGCTTATAAACGTGTGGCTAACACTGTTGCAAGGCGTTTATATAAGCCAGAACTAGCCGAAAAGTTTTTTCAATATATATGGGATGGTTGGTTGTGTTTGGCCTCACCTGTGCTTTCTAATACAGGTACAGACAGAGGTTTACCTATCTCATGCTTTGGTATTGATGTTGGTGATAGTATTTACGAAATAGGTAATAAGAATTTAGAAATGATGCTCTTAGCTAAGCATGGCGGCGGTGTTGGTATAGGAGTTAATATGATCAGACCCGCTGGTTCTAAAATTACAGGTAATGGAACATCTGATGGAGTGGTCCCGTTTTGCAAAATCTACGATTCAACTATACTTGCCACTAATCAAGGAGCTGTCCGCAGAGGAGCTGCGTCAGTTAATATCAATATTGATCACCCCGACTTTGAAGAGTGGTTGGAGATCCGCGAACCAAAAGGAGATGTTAATAGACAATCCCTTAACCTACACCAGTGTGCTGTGGTCGGTGACAAGTTTATGCGAAGACTTGAACAAGGAGATAAAGAAGCTCGACAAAAATGGGGAAAACTATTACAAAAGCGTAAAGCAACTGGAGAGCCTTATATCCTCTTTAAGGGAAATACAAACAAGGCAAATCCAACTGCGTATAAATCAAATGGGCTCAAAGTCCATATGACAAATATATGTAGTGAGATTACATTGCATACAGATGAGTCACATAGTTTTGTATGTTGTTTATCATCTCTAAACTTAGCTAAGTATGATGAATGGAAGAATACAGATCTTGTATATGATTCTATATGGTTTTTAGATGGTGTACTTGAAGAGTTTATTCAGAAAGCTAAGGGGATGAAAGGCTTTGATAATTCTGTAAGATCAGCTGAAAAAGGCAGAGCTTTAGGATTAGGCGTATTAGGATGGCATACATTATTACAGCAAAATGGTATTGCATTTGAAGGATTATTAGCACAATTTAAAACACGTGAAATTTTTAGTAAAATTAAAATTGAGTCTGAAAGAGCATCGAGAAAGCTTGCAGAGGTATATGGGGAGCCACTCTGGTGTGTTGGTACTGGTATGCGTAACACTCATCTTCGGTCTGTGGCCCCTACAGTCTCTAATAGTAAGCTTAGCGGTAACGTATCTCCTGGAATTGAGCCTTGGGCTGCCAATGTATTTACGGAACAAAGTGCTAAGGGAACATTTATAAGAAAAAACAATGAGCTTAAAAAAGTACTTAGAAAAGTTGGAATTGATACTAAAGAAACTTGGGATAAAATTCTTAAAGACGGTGGATCCGTTCAGGGAATTAAAAAACTCGATGGATGGTTTTACGATCACGGAGGAAGATTGAATCAAGAGGAAGGGGAATCTGTAAAGAATGTATTTAAAACATTTAAGGAAATAAACCAACTAGAATTAGTTAATCAAGCAGGTATACGTCAAGATTATATAGATCAATCAGTATCATTAAACTTAGCATTCCCATCTGTTGCAGAACCTAAATGGATTAATCAAGTTCATTTAGAAGCATGGAAACGTGGTATAAAGACTTTATATTATATGAGGACCGAGTCAGTATTAAGAGGTGATATTGCTGCCAGCGCAATGGATCCTGACTGCTTAAGTTGTGATGGATAAAAAATTAAGGGGCTTTGCGGCCCCTTTTTTATTATCTTTTTTTACTATCAATATCTCTTCTAAGATATTCTATATCTTTCATAAATGCCCTCATTTCAGCTCCAAGGGCTTTTACTTCTTCTTCTGTTTTTCTTTGATTAGGCCAAGTATACTTTTGTTCGTTTTCTTTTAATTTTTTAGCAGACAATTCAACTGCTTCTACTCTTGCATTAAGAGTATAATATGACCCGACTATAGAAGCAAACATTGCTAATACGGTAATAATTTGTGGCAAGCTAATACTAATATCCGCTTTTCCATCGCCATTAAGATCAACCCTTGCCATTACTTTTTAGTTTTATATTCAAAGTTATCACCTGATAATGCTAATTTATCAATAACTTCGGATTGATAATCTCTTAACATTTTTTCAAGTTTATCTTTTTCATCTACTATTTGTGCTACTTGTGTTTCTAAAGATTCATTTTTACCCTTAAGAGACTCAAGTTCTTCAGGATTCTTACCTATGAATGTATATATAACTACAGATAAAGATCCAACAAGCATACCTACAATTACTTTAAATATATCATTATTTGTTTCGGGTATTTCATAAAAAGCTAAAAACAATAATAATCCCATAACTAGGATAAATACTGTTGCTGCTCCTATATAACCACGTAATTCTTTATTTTTAAACGGATTTTCCATTATTTTTATTTTTTAGTTTTTCTATTATTTGTATAACAGTATATACAAGTGTTGCTGTTAAAACTAAAGTAGATAATATTGGATTGATTTCACCTATAGATACTCCGGTTAATGCCGAGATGCTTATGCCATATATTTTCAAATCTTCCATTTTAATATTTACAAGAACTTTTCATTGTTACAGGACTTACTCTTTTTGGTTTACCCGGCGGTTGCCCTAATCTATTTTTTTCGTTAATTTTTTTTCTTTTTTCAGCAACTGACATTTCGCTTGCTGTTTTTGGTGTATCACTTGATATTCTTTTTTTAGGACGGCAGTAAGGTGTACCTCTGCTTTCTCCTTCACTTCGACCACACGGCTTACCAGTTTTAACATCAGTCCATTCCTCTTTAAACCAACGTCTAAGCGATGCTCCTTTTTTAGTTTTACGTACAGCCATTATCCTAATTTTCCGCCTTTCTTACGGCATTTAGCAATATAACCCGACGCATAAGCAGATGGAAATACTCTATACTTTGCTTTTGCTTTACGATAACATGCATCCTTTAATGCTAAAGGTGTAGATGTTTTTGCTGTTATTGGGTTATATTTCATTCTGTTTTAAATTTTTTAGTTTTAAATCCTTTATTTTTAAAAGGTTTTATCTTTAAATTACTTTCTTTTTTAGTTTGCTTTTCAATCATATTTAAATCCCATTCGCTCCAACCAAGCGATAATGCTATTGCTTGCCACAATTCTGTTTCAGGTTGCATAGCAGTTTTAATATGATCAGCTTTTAAAACAACTCTATCAGCAGGTAAGTTTGTTGCTGCAGAAATTATTTGGCCGCCAGCTAAAAATGCAGGATTTTCTAAACTAAAGCCTTCAGTAAATACTTTTTCTTTAGATTGCTTATATGTAAATGTTTTACCAGCTGAATTTAATTTTCTTAATTTAGAGTTAATTGGAGGTGATATTGCAGTAGCTGAAATTACAACTTCAGTATAATCAGGTCTACCGCTTTTTTGCTGGTCTATTATTTCAAGGATCATGTTTTTAACAGTAGCAGCCGCAGCACCATAAACACCAGCACCACGTAACAATGTGTCAATACTACTATTACCTATTCTAAATAATCTTGATTTTTCTTTATCATCATCTTCATCGTCAAATAATAAGGCAAACAATCCTTGTTGTAATGCAGAGAATATAATATTCTGTATTACGCTATAATACATAATCTTACTTATATTTGTCTTCCAATCACCACGCCCATTAATTAAATCTAATCCAGCTTTTTTAGTTAAACGAGCATATTGCATAGGAGTATTGCCAAAAGCTAATATAAGGCGCCCTAATGAGCTTGCTTGCTGTGATGATATTCTATCGGGTCTTGCAGACTGTTGTGTTTCTTCCGCAATCTCTTGAAAATCAGTAAATGCTTTCTGTTCAGCTTCTTGCTGTGATAACCCTTCTTTCTTGTATTTATTAATTCTATTTCTATAAAATGTAGCACCACCAGAAGCAATTGCAAAACTATCTGCTATTTGCGTTGGTGTAAATCCAAATTTAAGTATTGCACTTAGTGCCGCTCTTGCTGTATTTTCAGCACCTTTAGCCGCTCTTGCAATTTCATCAGCATTTACATCGGTCTGTAAACCAGATCTTCTTTGTTTAAGAAAATCTGAATTAAATAATGTAGCAAAATCTTTCCAATATTGTGGTTGGTTACCTAATGCTAATGCTGCGTTAAGTGGATTATTGTCCGTAAAGTTTATAAAGTTAACGGCAGATAATGTTTGTAGCACAGCAGATCTTGCATTAAAGAACATAATAGCACCCACAGAATTATTAGTCCAATCCATAAATTGTTGTTCAATTCTGCTTGTGCCAAATTTTCTATTTGTACCAGTACGCATACGCTGAAGAATATCGTCTAAAGCTTCAACATATCTGTCTCCGTACAAGGCTCTCAGCTTTTCTTTATTTCTATCAGAAAATATAATATCAACATTGTCTTTCCATCCCGTTAAAAATTCACTTCTTTTAACGCCGTTTATATATGATACAATGTCTGTAGTAATGTCGCCTGAATCCCAGTTTTTAGATGGCTCTGGATAACCTTCTGGTTGTAAAGCTATTAGCCTTTCAGCAAATGCTTTAAGCTCTTTGTTTTTTCTTACAATTTTTATATTTTCATTAATAAGCGCTTTACTTCCTTCTGAATCAGGTATTTCCATACCTTGTTGATTCCAAATATAAATACGAACAGCATCTTGGTTTGTTAATCCTGTTGTATTCTTTTTTGTTAATCCACCAGGCACATTTTTCTTTGCTTCTTTTTTAAGAATCTGCCAGTCACGAAGAGCTTTTTGCTTTGCCGCTTCGTATTGTTGTATACCGCGAGAAAATGGTCTAAGTAAATTTTCTTGATACCATTCCATTTGTTGGTCACCAATTTTACCTTTAGCTAAAGTTGCGTATAGCAAACCAACAAAATCATCAGCAGAGTAGGGAATAAAAAATTTATTACGTCCTTTGCCTTTACCTAAAATTCTAGCTTCAACAGGCGAAAATTCTTTTGTAAATTTAATACCTTTAGATTGCTCTAATATTTTATTAAAGTCTTTATCTAATGAATTTGAAGAAACTTTTTCTTTAAAAACTTCTTGTATTCCTGATTCAGTGTCTATAGTTCTATTAGAAATTTGATTCCATTTAGTTAATTTTGGAATAAAAGTTAATGTATTTAAACCAGTACCACTTCTTCTTATTCTTAATGCTACTTCAGCATTTCCCTCAAATTTAGTTGTTCCTAAGTTTAATATATCCTTTCCTAAATGAAATAATCCAGCTTCACCAATTTGTATATAATAAACTCCTTTATTATTATAAAATTCAGAAATTATATCTGCAGAAACATTAATTGAACCTTGTAATTTTGCCTGTAAACCTTCTTTTTTAAGTTGTTCATGAACTTTTTTATCCGCCTTTAAATTTGAGCCAGTAATTGTAGCCCCTAATTCTAAAGCCCTATTTTTATAAGCTTCAATAGCCTCGTTTTTTTCTTTTGCTAATGATAATAATTCTTTTTCAAATGATGTTTTTACACTAAGAGTATTATCGTTTATTCTTAAACTTATACTGCCATATTGCGCATTAGCATTCAATTTAGCTTCTATATCTACTTTTTTGCCATTATATTCTATAGATATATCAGCTTTTGTTCTATCGGAACCTATTGATTCTTTAGTTAAAACTTTTAAATTTTTAATATTTGATTTTTTTAAAGCTTTTAAAATTTCATTTTCATAAGCTTCTCCTCTTTTTTTAGCAATATTATTTTCAATAATTTCAGCTAAATTTAAAAAATCTGGAATATTTTCTTCTGTTACTTCAGATCTGATTACTTCTTCTGCAATATCAAGTTCCTGTTCATTGTATTTTTTTGATAAACTTTTTTTAAACTTTTTAATTGCATCATTTAAAGCGTCAATAAAAGTTTTTCCAGCATTAATACCAGCTTTTAATGCTTTAGCAAATACAATAGTAGAATTAATTATTATTTCTGGAATACCAGTAGAACTTCTAAAAGCATTTGATTTTTGATAGGCTTCTAAGTTTTTTATAGCTCTATCAATTTTTTCAGATATAATTTCAATAAAATTACTTGGAACTTCTTGCCCTTGTATTTCTTGAATAGCTTTAAATTTTTCAACAACTTCAGGTTTAGACAACGATGTTAATACATTGTCTAGCCCTATCTCGTCAGCTAATACTTTTGCTAATGAAGTTTTACGTGCACCTTTAACATTTCCAGGAGCATCTAAAAAATATTTTATAAATTCAGCTTTACTTATATCCCGTTTTTTAAATACTTTTTTACCTTCAGCTGTACGCTCTCTTAATTGTTTACCGGTCTTAGGATCTAATACTGGTTCATTAAATTCTTTAAAATTACGGTTTATAGTTTCTTGGGGAATTGCTGGATATATTTTTTCAAAATTATCTCTAAGAAATTGTTCATATGCGGCAGTACGCCCAAAAATAGACTTAAAGGTATTTGTTAATTCATTTCTAAACCCAGTAGTTAAAGCTTGTTTAAATTTTTTATCAGTTACTGGAGGTAATTTAGTTCCTAAAGTTTTTTCTACGGCAGATACTATTTTATTTTGTGTATCTTCTGATAAATTTAAGTCTTTAGCAAGCTCAGTTTTAATTTCTTGTTTTGCTTGTTCTTTTGCTTCAACTTGAGTTTCTGCTGTAGTAGTATCTGTAACACCTTTAGCTTCAGTAACATCTAACTCAAAATCTGTTTTTAATATACGTTGAGCTGCTTCAATTGCCCTACGCTGGGCAAATTTATTTACATACATTGGAAGTGTAACACCTGGGTTGTCTTCAGCTTTATATGACCTTATTAAATCGAATATACCTCTCTTTCCGGTTAATATTTCATCTGCAAGTAATTGTTTGTCAAAACCAGGTACATTTCTATATTTATTAGCCATTTTTTCTGCCATTGGCTTATAAAGATTTAATATATCAGCTTCCCCATCAACGCCTTTTTGTTGATATATTTTTTCAACCTCTTGAGCAGTTTTATTTGCGTTTTCAGAAATTTTTTCTACAACACCATTAATTCTATTTTTAGCATCAATAAATGTTTGTTTATATGTTTCATAAACAAGTAAATAATCTTCTTCAGAAATTTCTCCTTTGTTTCTTTTATTGTTTAATTCATTAACTCTTTTTACCTGTTTATCTCTTAATTCTGATAATGAATTAATTTCATTTAAATCTTTTTCAGAGCCAAAACTAAATATAGAGTTTGCTTGTATTATTGATGATTCTATTTTTTTTTCTATAGACTTAGCTTTTTCATTTAAAGCATTTAAAACATCTTCATCAGATGTTTCTTTTATTTTTAATCTAATTTTATAAAGCTGATCAATATCTTTTTCATAATCTTGATAAGTAGCTGCTCTAACATTTGATAAAGATTTTAAAGCCTTACCTCCTATAGTAATACCAAATCCCCCAAAAGCTTCTTGTAAAGTTGATTCTAATGCTTCTTGTGAAAAAGCTTTTGTTGCGGCCAAAGCTAAAGCATCTTCTAAAGAATTACCTTTAGCTAATGATTGATTTACGTCTTCAACTAAAAATTGCCCCCATCCGGTGGCTCCTTCTGTTCCTGTTGCCCATAATAATTTTAAAGTATTTGCAGCCACTCCTTTGTTTGCTTGTAATGCTTTTGTAATACCTTTAAAACCAATATATTCAAAAGAAGCTGACAAAGCAGCTGCAGCCATAGGAATAGAAAATTCAGTTTGATTATTTTTAATTAATTTTTCAATAGCATTTGGATCATTTTTATATAATGTATTTGCTTTTTCTAAATTAAAATCAGCAATCATAGTACCGGCAACTTGTGGATAAAGTGATGCACCCCTTGTTACCAGTGCTGGAACTATTGTTTGTATAGCCCCACTAACGGCATTAGCCATACCTCCAACCGTTGTAGCTACATCGCCTTTTGCAAATCCTTCAGTAATACTACCTGCATATTCTAAAGTATTTTGTAATTTTATATAATCTTCTAATACTTCAATTTGTTTTTTATTTGCTCTTCCTCCAATTTGTTCTAATTCACCAGAGGGTTTTTCATAAAAATATTTATCTTCTTGTTTTATTATTTTAGAATCTACTAATTCCGGATCATAAGCAAATAAAAAATCAGCAACATCTTTTCCAAACACATTTTTAGCCCAATCAATAGCTCCAAATTTTATACCTTTCCATTGCATTAACATTGAAGGTTTGAAATTATCAATAACATTTTCAACTATTTCAAGACCAGTATATGGTTTTAATGTTTCAGGATTTATAGTGGCTATTTCTTGTTGTGGTAATAATGATTCATCAATCTCTCCTGTTTCTTTCCATTTATCATAAGCAGCTCTTTCTTCTTTTTTAACTCTTGACTGTTTAAAATGAAAAGGTAATTTTTCTATATATTCCTTTTGTGCTCTTTCTTTTTCTAAAGCTTCTGCTCCTTTTAATTGGTCAGCTGTATTAATAAAATATCTATTTTTAATTATTTCAAATTTATCAACTTCAGGATCAATTAATGGGTTTATATATTCAAGCTTTGCTCCAGGATATTCCGGCAAAGAAGTTGCCGATTTGAATTCCAAATTTTTTATTTGGGGTGCTGCAGTTTCCTCCACAACCGCACCCGGTGTTGTGGGAGTTGTCTTTCCCGGCTTACGAGAAATATTATATTCTTTTATATAATCATCTATATTTAATGATTTAGCCTCAGCTGCTTTTTGAACTTCAGCTAACGTGTATTCTTGGCCTTCAAATTCAAATAATTCTTCCATGTATATTTAATTTAAGGTAATTGAGGTTTTGTTGTAGGTGAGGGAAATAATATAGATTTTTCTTGAGCAGCTTTTTCTATAGTTTTTATTTCTTTATTTCTAAGTGATAATATAGCTTGGTCTATTGTTTTATCGCTTCCATAAATACTTTTTAAATACTCCCCTGTTAAATTTTTAATTGCCATTTGATCATTTAAATCAATTGGTTCACTCTCGGCAATTTGTTGGCCTTCGCTGGTGGTTCTAGCAACATAATTTATTATTAGCTTACCGTTTTTAATTTCTGTATTTTCTACCTTTCTACCGTTTATAGTTTTTCCATTTAATATTGAAAAATTAAAATCAGTTAAAGCTTTTTCAATGTCTTCTATCCCCGCGGTTGCTATATTTTCAACTGTACTATCTTTGCTTTTTGTAGTGCTTATTGTTTCTTTTTCAATTCTGTTACTTTCAAATTGACTTGCGTATTGTGCAGCAGCATTTCTATAATAATCTTTTACTCTTTCTATTAATCCAGCTTCTCCAGATATTACCTTACCTGTTTTCACAAATTCACCTTTTTCATTAAATTCATAATCTTCATAAACATAATCGTTTTCATCGCTAGACGCTAAAGCTAATCTTTTTAAATCAATATTTTCTTGACCTCCTAGGCCAATCTTGCCAGCTAAGGATAAAGCTGTTTTATAATCTAATGGCCCAGATAATATTTCATTATTTATTTTTGACTTAAAAACGTCAATGGGATAATCAGATTTTTCAAATTCTTCCGCAGCGTCAATCATATTTTTAGTTATAGTTGAATGTAACTCAGATTGATCAGGTATTAATGCTGCTTTTTTAAGAATTTCTTCTGTTGATACAAATTCATCACTTCCTCCAAGCTTAATTTGTTCATACCCATTTTCTGTTATTTTAGGTACCCAATCGCCATTTTGTAATTTAGCATTAATGTCTAAAGCTTCTTCTGTTAATAAATCTTTATCATATTTATTTTCTTTAATTAATAAAGCATTAGGGGCTATGGCATTATTTATTTTATCATACGAATCACCTATTGAATTAAGCTGTGAAATTGCATTCATTTTAATTCTTTGGCTTTCTTCAGCAAGAAGCTTTGGGTCATTAGAATCTTTAAAAAGTTTTTTTAGTTCACTTCCCACACTTAATAAAAAGCCAGCTTTGTGTTTTTCAGGAATATTTCCTTTTTTTTGTTGTTGGCTCAATAGCCATTTGTCACTATCGTATTTAATACGAGAAACTTGGCTATCAATTTCTTTTTGTTTTTTTATTTGCTCAGCTCTTTTAATATCTAAAGAACGATATAGTTTATTAAAAGCTTCATCTATTTGAGGTTTAGCAGATACATAAGGTTTCCCTTGCGCCGCCCCTGCTATTGAAGCTAATCTTGGATTATAATATCTACTTGCCATTGTATAATTTTTAATTTTATTAAGCGCCTGCTGCCGCTATTCTACCTGCCCCCACAGCAACATTAGCAACACCTCCAATTAAATCTTGAGTAGCCTGAGCTCTAGCTTCATCAGCTCTTAATTTTCTTTGCGAAGCCATATCAAATAAAGTTTCAGTTCTACCAAGTTCAAATTCCTGTTTCATTGCTTGCCCTTCAGCTCCCATTTTTTGTATAGACTCAGCCGCTTGCGCTTTAGCTATTTGATTTGCCTGCTCTTGAGCGGCTAAAGAAACTGTTGCTTGTTGAATATTTGCTTGTTGTTGTTGGGCTAATACTTGAGCAAGAGAAGCTATTCCTGAGGATCCCGCAGCTTGCTGTGCACTAGCCATCGTAGAAGCTAATGCCTGTTGCCCCTGTTGTAATTGGAATTGTGCAGCCTGTTGATTTACGGTTAAATCCTCATATGTATTTTCCATATTGGCATATGGATTAACAAATTGAAAACTTTCATATGCCTGCTTTCGCTGCCCTAATTCTTGTCCCGCTGCTTTTTGCTCTTTTTTTCTAGCTTTTCCCCCAATTAATGAAGTACCAAGCTGCGTTAAACCCTGCGCTACTTGTCCAAAAGATCCTGGATCAGACTTAGCTGCCGCGCCTAATGTTTTTCCAAAACTCATAATTAATTACTACTTAAAAATATTTCTGAATTTACAGCAAAGAGTTCTTTCTTTGTTGTACTTGTGTTTTCCATTTCAACTTCAGCATAGTAACCTACCAGCCCAGATGAATTTATAATGTTTTCTTTACCGAAAAATATATAGTTTCCAGCACTTGGTCTTTTACGCCAAGCTTCTATACTACACGTAATAGTTTTATCAGATATATCAGTACAAATACCAATACGTCTTTTTTCACCTTCATCATCTAAAAAATAAACAATATCACCTACACTTTTTTGTAACGATACGTTTAAGTCTTTAGGAAATGTTAAAGTTATACTATCCATGCTATTATTATTACGATGTTTATTAAGTTGTTAAGCTACCACTTGTTTTACTAATTGATAGTAATTATAAGAACAATGCTTATTGCTAACTTCAATATTTTTTGTGGGTATATTATCAATATATTTGCCTTTAAAAAATAAATGATCCATTTCTGCTGTAACACCAGCATTATGATATATGGCATCTTTATCCCATTTAAATATAGAGTCAGTTGCCCAACAAAAATTCATTAAAGGTGATATTTTTGTTTCAATACCGCACTTCCAAGCAACCCATAATAATGCCCACATTTCAGCAGTCCAAATTTGCAAAGGATGATGGCTTGGGTCAGCTTTCACTTTTTCTTCATTAAGTTTACTAATAGATTGGTATAATTTATGAGATAATTCAACTACTTCGCTCCAATATTCTTTATTAATATTTTTAATTAAATACTGTGCTCCTCCTGAGTTTTTATTATTATTTTTAACTAATTGCTCATCAATATTAGCTATTTCTAGCATTGTAATTAATACATCATCACCTTTTGATTTTATATAGTCATAATTTAAATAACTATTAGTATCACTTAAATACCATATATCATCATTTAATAATGCACTAAAATCAATTGGTCTTATAAAAGCAACATCCGCATCTAATAGTAATATAGTTTCGTTTTCTAAATAACTATATTTATTATAATGTTTATATAGTAAATGCTGTTTTATTGATGGTATATATTCTTTATAATTTCTTGTATCATCATAAAATTCAAACAATACATAAGGATATTTATCTTTTAATTTATTAAAATATGGACTTATTTCTCCGTGTATTGCATTTACTACATGAATATCTTGCTGAAATACACCATTAGATATAAGACTATTTATTAATACATCAATCTGCCACCCAAAATATTGAGTAGCAGGTTGGGCACATATATATTTCATTTAATTTAATTTTAAGTACAAGTATTTGTTGGAGAACCAATAGTTCCTGAACTTGGATTCATTGTAACTGAATTTACAACTGCACATATTGTTTGATTCTGTCCATTTGGTAATGTAACGCTTGTTGACGATTGACTTCCACATGGGGTATAAGTGAAAGTTACTGGCTCGCCTCCATCAGCACCAATATAATATTGATAGCACTCTTGAGGAGCAATAGTAGTCGTTGTAGTAGTTGTTGTTGTTGTGGTAGTAGTACTTGTTGTAGTAGTAGTAGTACCTGTTGTAGTAGTAGTTGTCCCTGTGCAACCAGTTACAGTAATATAGAAATCTTCTGCCTCGGTACAACAATTTCCTCCAGCAGTATTACTAGCAAATACTCTTACATGGGCTGTTCCGCAATTATTACTACTATTTGTAGTCCAAGTTAATGTACTTCCACTCAAGCTAACAGTAACTAAGTTTGGATCCCAAGTATATACAGAAGATGGTGAAATATTAGTTCCGGTAACATTTATAGTTCCTGTAGTTCCGCCAACAGCTGCTGAAAAGTCTGATATTGAGCTAATATCTCCCGCACAGTCAGTACAAGGAGCTGCAGTTGTTGTTGTTGTAGTACCGGATGTAGTGGTAGTTGTTGTTGGCGGTACATATCCACAAGTAGCAGAATTAGTTTCAATTAAACTATTTGTAGTGCCACACTGCCCATCAGTATATGTACCATATAAATCATATCCAACACAATTTGTGCTTTGTAATACCCCCGCCGCTTCACAACATTCATAAGTATCCCCTAGCCATTCTTCGTCGATACCTTGGTATAATTTAAATGTTGCAGGCTGTGTTTGTAATTGTAATGTACAAGATTGTGCAGTTGTAATAGTTACATCAAGTACCCTTGCTGCTGATACTAATGGAACTACAATTTCTATATTAACAAAACCTGAATATGGAATTGTTTCCGTTCCTGTATCTAATGAAATACCATTGCCATTATCTACTACAGTATATGAAAACTCAGCACCTTGTTGTCCATACACTTTAAATATCCTTGTTTCACCACGCAATTCAATAATACTTTTATTTATAAAATATCCAGATATTGCAGGACAAGCAATAGCAGTTGTAGTTGTAGTGGTAGGGGCTATTGTGGTTGTTGTAGTTGTTGTAGTAATTAATACACTTGCACAACCTGATATAGGAACTTCTAAATCAGTTCTTTCTGATGGCCAAGTAAAATCTTTTAAATAAACTCTAGCTTTTAAATTATTTCCATCAGCCATAAATGTAACGTAGTCTACATAATCATTTGATAAATACGTAAACTCTGTTGCATCTAAATAGTATCCACTGTCTGGTACCATTTCTAAATCAACATATTCATAGGTATTTGTTGCTATAGAGCCAGGTGCAGCAGCAATTACTTTTGCTGAAGTTGTATAATTACAAACTGAAGAATTAAAATTTATTAAAGCCATTTTTTATTATTAATAAAGAGGAGTTGACCCACAATTCATGCCATAACAATCACAATCACAGTCATCACTTTGCCCTGGTCTTGCGGCAGTTCCATCTATAAATGTTTTACCTGATATATCATATATTGTTCCACTAGTAATATAACATACTAAACCAGCACTAAAAAAAGTATTACCACTTCCTGCAGGACCTCTTGTTCCATCATTAAAATTCACTTCGTAGTTTGTATACCAAGTAACTGTATTGTTATCGCATCTAGTTAAACCAGTATAAGGTGTTGGTTCGGGTGCTGGGGCAGGTACTGAAGTATCACATAACCCACTATCAATTTTAACTCCGGAAGAATTTACTTGAACCCAATTTGTTAATGTGGTTGGATCTGATGGATCTGCTTGTGCATAAAAACCCGCTGGTAATGTTGTACAACCATCAACAGCTGAATAAAAGTTTGTTGAATTTGTTATACTAGTGCCATCCCCAAAAATAAGAAAAGTAGCTGTGTTTAAAGTTGGAGTACAAGCAATATCAGAAGTACTCCCACTAAATACGCCAAGTAAAGCTGTTAACCCAGTAACACAAGCCGTAGAAACTTCTGTTACTGTAACGCTAAAAGTTCCTTCAGCACTACACGTGCCATCTGATGCAGTAACTGTTATTGTAGAGCTCCCCCCTGTTTCTGAAAAAGAAAGTGTTAATATATTCGATGCTATAGAAGTAGTTACAATATTAGTACTTGATGATACCGCAGTGTATGTTAAAGTATCACCATCCAAATCACTAAAGTGGTTATTTAAATTTATAGTTTGGTCTACAGCCCCTGCATTAGCAGCTACATTAGATATAGCTGTACTTAAGGTAGGACAACTATTAGAAGTTGTGGGGCATGTTGTTTCATCTAAAACCGGTGCAATATAGTCTGGATCACTAGATGCATTCGTTTTTGTTTCATCTGTAGCTACACCGTTTATGTATTTTTTAAGTGTTAACCAATTTTTATAACCTGAATTTGCCATTTTATTTTTTAATTATGTTTGTACACATTCATATGTATCACCCTTCCATTCTACTACTGTTCCAACTATATAAACATCCATTCTTACCTCTGTTATTGTTGTATCACCTGCTAATGTAGTTACATTACCAATTCCTTGACTTGAAAATTGTTTACTATCCCAATTATCTTCTCTGCCTGGAATATCTAAATAAGTTTTATCACCTTTTATATAATTAAAAAACTTACCTTCTTTATCAATAAATTTTGTTACTGAACCATCTTGTAAATTTGTTTTTATATAATTAGCTACCCAATTACTATCTCCTTCATAACCTAAAGTTTTAAACTTTTTAATAACTGATGAATCTTCATTAAAAAAGAAAGTAACTTTAGATGAATATTGAATATTGTAAAAATTATTTTTTGATCGGCTCTCTACATTATGAAGCCATAAATTACCATTTTTAAATGTATAATATTTAGCATTTAAACTAATACCATTTTCTGGTATATAGCTATATCTTGAAGTCCAACCTTTTACCATTTCGTCAAAGCCAACAGTTTGATCCGCTATTGATATATTATATGTACCAAGATCTTCATCAAAGCTACCAATAAACGCACCGGAATTTGAGGATAATAAATCTTTGAAATAATCAGACATACCATAATTAGATATGACTGTTAATCCATCACCTCCTCCTATACCTCCTGAAAATCTTAATACAGCATTTCTAGCTTTGTCAGTAAAATAGAATCTATTACCATATTCAGCAAATGACTCTGGATTTTTAGATATACCAAAATTTCCAGCGTAAGGTCTTACGTAGCCTAATACATTTGTAGAAGATATTAAGTTGGGGTTTCCATCGGCATTAAATAAAACATCTTTCCCAGCTGATATACCTAAAACTTTATCTTCAGTCAAAGCAATTAAATCACCCTCTCTAGCATGCAGCTTCTGTATTGATCCATATTCTGGATTAATATCTTTTGTTATAGCTTCAGCTTGATTAAACTGATTAGTTTGATTTATACCATTTATACTGTTATATATACCCGAAAATATAATAGTATTTTTCTTTTGTTCCTCTTTAAACTGTTCTGCAATTACAGAGCTAACACGAACCCCTTTGCCCATAGTAATGCCATTAAAATCATCACGTATTCTATCAGATTCAACACCATTACCAAAAGAAAAACAATTAAACCATCTTAATTCTTTTTCATAAAACCATTGTCCAATATCATAAGACTCTTCAGTTTCATAATATAAATCTAAATCAGCAACCTCTTCCGGTTCTGTTTCAAATATTATTGGTGAATTTACAGATAACTGATTTTCTTCTTCATTAAAATTACTTTCTAAAAAATATATTCTTTTATTTTGAGAAGTTGTATTAGCTGTAAAATCAATATTTTTATCAAGTGTTATTTCCCATTGAACATAATAATTACATATTCTTTCCTCTTCTCTGCCTCTAAAATGATAACCATCAGTTCTAGTAGATGATTTTATAGTATATGTTTCTAAATTTGGATCGTCCTCAAATCTAATTTTTGCGTCTATAGTATCTAATGCCTCTGAAAATTTAAAAGAACTTTTTCCTATTTTTAATTTGTTATCATCAAAAACACTATTTTTATCTTTAAATTCTTGCCCTGTTCTTCTAATATAAATTTTATTACTTCCTACTTGTATTGGTGTAACGCTTGGATCTCCAGGACCGGGCCAATAATAACCAGAATTTTCGTCTGTTCTTCTCCCCGTACAATCTGGGTTTATATTTGTATATGTATCACCTATTAATGTCATCCCAGCAACAATTGTATGTTCACTTTGATTTTCTGTTTTAATAGATTCAACCCCTATAATATTTTCTTTTAATAAAGAATCAATACGTAATTTTATAAAAAATCTATTTTTAAATTCTGGAGAAACTTTGGTTTCAATTTCACCAAAAACAATATTATAACTTGTTTCAGAACCAAAAACATTTATATCACTTTCATTAAATACTTCATTTATAGTTAAAGAAATTGTATCAGATTTATCATCATTATTAGTATCATCAAAAGTTACGTTTGATACAGTATAAATATCGCTTTTAGTCCCGCTTGAATTTACTAATTTTATTTTAGACCCCGCGGCTAATGTAGCTTCTAATGTTTCATTTGGTTCTATATTAGCTTGCAGTAAACTAGAGTTAGATATTAAATTAGTAGTGATACTAGTTAATTTAATTTGCCCTTTATTTTTAAATTTATCTGTTAAAAAATTAGGTGCTTCATTATCAATATCTAATATTTTATATTTTGTTGTAGTATCATCTACCGCAATATCCGCGCCATGCTGTTTCTTTAATATTAAATAAGTATCTTCTGTAACTTTATTACGTTCTGATGAAGGCAAAGAAAACCATATAGAATTTGGCTCTTCTTTGTTTCTATAATATTTATCTACTAATACATTATAGTATGGAGCAGATGTTTCTTTTACATAGTATTTAAACTTTGATGCCCAGCTAGGGGGTGTGTCAATACCAGTAACTGTAATACTATTTTTTTTATCTGAAGCCGCTCTGTCTAACTTAATAACACCAGATTGATTTGCAATAACAGGTGATTGTCTACCATATATATCCTCAAATACTGTACCTATTTGATATGTACGGTCAGATTTTACAGAAGCACCAGAATCATTTTTTGATTTAATTTTAACAGAAATATTTGGCTCTGTTTCTATATTATACCCTTGAGTATAATTACCAAACATTAATCTATTTGCTGTAATTTCTTGTGCTTTTGCTTTTTTAGGCACATTATCCCATGCTCTAAGCAATTGATTATTTTCAACTACTTTATATATAATTTCAGACTTAATATCGTAACTATTTAAATCTTCTTTTTTTAAAGATTCAATAGTATATATGTTATTATTATTTGATTCTTTATATAATATCTCTACTTCTTCAACATTATCAGGAGGAGTATCAAAAGAATATAAATTTATTTTTCTAACAGTATTGAGCATTCCTTCATTATACCCATCTTTGGCGTTGTATTTTATTTCACCTGGTAAAAATGCTACTTCTGAAAAAGGTGAAAACACAGAGTATTCACCATCTTCATATTTCCATCTATATGCAAATCTTGGAAATTTTAATTCAAATAAAGGGTTTGGCTGTTCAATAGTTATACTATATTGGGCTGCCTCATTTGCAAAATTATCAGTGGCTGTTACAATTTCAACAGTTACTGTAGTTCCTTTATTATATGAAGTAATTAATCCTTTTATTTTTATGGGATCCCAGTTTGTACTAAATTGACCTGAGTTTTGCTCATATTCAAAAACTAATATATCGCCAATATTCCAGTCTAAATTAGAATTTAACAAGTTAACTGTATATGACTCCCCAACTTCTACTGGATCAGCCCCATTATTTTTTGAAAAATTAAAAAATGTACTTGATTGTATATTATCACTACCTACTGTATCATAAAGTACAATTTTAGGTGCATTATTTGGTTTTTTCTTTATAACAGTAATATCAGCTTCAGCAAAACGTCTATTATATAATTGTGAATGATCATTAAAATTAGGTGTCCCAGCTTTAAACTTTTCTATGTTTATTTTTTTAGGCTCAGTTTGATTATCTGTAAAAAACAATAAACCATCAATTATATTAGCGCCAGTAATTAAATAGTTTTCACTAAACTTTAAAATATTGTGTACGTCAACTAATACAGGGTAAGCTAAATTAGTTTCTTCATTATATTCAACAATTAAACTTTTAGCATTACTAGCTACAAACCAATATATTCTATTATTTTCAGTATCTCTTACTGAGCCTATTACTTTTGCCCCTTCTTCAGTTAATAATGATATTTGCTGATTACCAGATATATTCTGTAATGCACCAACATCACTTCCATCAGAAGTTGATACCTGAACATTTAAAGCATCTCTATACTCGTTATTAGGTATAGCTCTTTCATCCAGGTCTTTATTCATTCGACCTGAGGTAAATACATGCTTAATTTCTGGCATAATACCTTAGTGTTTTATTTGCTTAGACTTAATTCGCATAATTTGCGAAATTTCTTTAAGCTTGATATTACTTAATCTTAATTTAGCTTTTCTTGTTGCAGCAATTTTTTCTTTGCGTATTCTTTGAACTTGATATTCAGGAATACCTTGCTTTACAGACATAATAGCATAGGCTATGCTTTTATACATAGCTTCTTCAGCTAATTTATGAATTTTCATTTCTTCATCTGTGGCAACACTGTCAGATATATATTTTAATGTAATAATTCTACCTGCAAAATCACCTGAAAAAGATATAATACCTTTATTGTAGTTTATTACAAAAGCACCATTCTTTGTAGTCACTTCAGGATTTATTCCATAACGCTTTCCATAATCAACATTATATCCGTAACCTTCTTCTAAAAAGTCTGTGCTTACATCTGATAAACTATTATCATAAGCTGTACCATCTTGAAATCTTGTTTCAGTTACTGATTTATTTGCTAATAATAGATTACCATCTTGATCATAAAGATAATTATAATCTTCATCTTGTAATGGGGCTGTAGGTGAACTAGTAATTCTATTTGGTAAAACGACTTGTTCAATACCAGCATCGTCAACCCAAGAGATATGTGTGTAGTTTACATAATCATGTGGCAACACAATAGACAATGACGGTGGAACTTCAAGCTCTTGCGATTTAATTGAACGCAATGTATCATAGCTAAGTTCTTGTAATGTTCTTCTAGCATGGTATGCAACTTCACTTCGCTTTACTGTATTAATAATTTTATCATCCCCTACATAGGAAATGATAAAGTTATTGATAACATCATTTAAAGCTGTGTATTGATAGTTACCATAATTGTCACCATCATAATATTGTTCATGTGTTTGTGTAAATAAAGCCATCTATTATGATTTTTCTTGTGTTAAAGTTTTATTCTCTTTGGCTTCTGCTGTATTAGTAATTTCTGGTTCTCTTACTATAATACCAGAATAAGATAATATTTTTATAACCAAACTTGATTCGTCTGATTCGTGTAATTCAAAGTCAACACTATTATTTGCATTATATAAAGGTGTATTGTCAACTTCTACATAACTCCATTCAACTTGTGCAGGTCTACGTACATATGTACAAGTAACTCCTGATATAATTGATGTAGGATAAATTTTAACTCCCCAATCTTCACTTGTATTATCAATATTTTCAGTATATATTGGATGTGTTGCAGTTGGAGCAGCAAGCGGTGATGCGTTTAAGTATAAAACTTCTTTAGCATCAACTCTTTCAATTTCAGTATTATTATATATAACAGTACCTAATTTATGTAAATCACTTGGCATTAAAAATGATCCAGAACTAAAAGTCATAGTACCAGATTTTTTAAACTTACTTATTTTCTCATCAATAAGCTTGACCATGTTAGAATACTCTGTATTATTATCACGCATTCTTTTAAATTGTTGCAGGTCATAAAAATATTGTTCAAATATTTCTAACTGTGCCTGATTGGCTTTCAAATTAAATTCTTGCGGTGTAATATATCCCCTTTGCTCTTTATTAAGTATGGCAAGTACTCTTTGATATACTGTATCTATACTAATCATGTATCTTGTATTATAATGATAAGGGCCACCGAAGCGACCCTATCACTACAGTGGTTTATTTAAATTTTCTTTTCTATTGATTTATAAACCTCAACACCTTCGTCTGTTTTTAAATATGCTGCAAATGCAGAATATGGATTTTCGTCAAAAGGTACTGACATTAACTTTTTATTATTACTTCCCCAGTGGAATGATCTTTGATCACCAGAAAGGCTAATAATACCAGCTTCAACCGCTTTAATAGCAAAGTTTCTTAATTGTACATTATCGTCTTCAACAAGTGCAATAAATGTAGCTGGATTACGTTTTGCAAATAATAATATATCTCTTCTAATTTCTGAAGATGTCATTTTAGATACAGCTGAACCTTGCTCAACTCTTAATACCGCTTCAGAATGATCAATATCTAAATCTTTAGCTAAGTTAAGTGCTGTAATTTCAAGTTCAAGATCTTCTAAATCATCTTTTGCTTCAGCAATCGCATCAACCTCATAATAAGTTAAATTTCTTTGTGGGTGATACAGAGATAATAGCTTCTGTAAAGCTTGATCTGATTTTGGCACAAATAAAGAACCATTTCTAAATACAATATGCTTTAATGTAGAAAAACCATCTTGTTCATCTTTAAAAGGTGAATTTTGATTAGAAGCATATCTTAATTCTCGGCTCATACCTTTTTCTTCGTCCCACCACATTAATGGATTTCTACTGTGATGTCTTGAAGCTAGGGTATATGTAATTGGTGCTTTATTACCTAATAAAATATAAGTCCTATCTTTTAATTCCCATTCATTTTTAGGTTTAATAGGAGTTTTTGGTTGTGATGCAGTTTGAACCGCTTCCGCTACGGGTGTTTCTAAAACCTCCATAGACTCTTTTTTCTTTGCCATAATATAATATAATAAAATTGATAAAAAGTAAGAGCAGGGACGCCCTAAAGCGCCCCATTTCTTACATTATTAATTATGCTCCTTGAGTAACAGACTTGAATAATACAAAGTTGTTTGCTCCTTGAACACATAAACATCTTTCAGACAAGAAGTGTACATTCATCTCATCAACGTCAGAAGTATAAACTCCACCTACAGATCCAGTGATCCAAGATTTCATTTTTCTATCATCAGCTTCAGAAGCTCTATAACGTACGTGTAAGAAAGGACGCTTAATGTTCTTACCTAGTTGCTGATCGTATACAGTTGAAGTACCAGCAGGTACAAGTACACCATCAATATCTTCAGTAAGACCACGTGTAGCAGCATCATTTAAGTATTTCCAGTCAGTTTTGTAGAAGTCGTAAGATCCTCTGCGGAAACCGCTGAATCCTAGGTTAAGCGCCATATCCTCACTGTTGTTGAATACTCCGTAAGAAGTACCACCGTTATAGTGAGCATTTACAGCTCCTAGCATATCATCAAAAGCAAGTGCGGTAGCTCTGTTTAAGAAAAGCATGTTTTCTTCAATAGCTCCTTGCTTGTCAAGATTCTTAAGAATTTCATCAAAGTCTTGAAGTGCAGTTCTATCTGCTCCAGCATTGCTTAAAGTGGCTTCACCAGAATTAAAGTTTTGATAGATGTTTCCACGGCTTTCAATAGCAGCAAAAAGACCTTCAGTACCTTTATATCCTTGATCAGCAGCTTCAGAACCATTACCAGTAGTAGCAGCTAATTCACCTTCAACCATTGACATTTCAAGATAATCTTCAAAACGAAGTCTTGTTTCATGCTCTGATTTCAAATACCATAGGTATCCAGAAGCACCGTTTTCAGTAGTAACTTCAACCCATCCGATTTGAGCAGTATCAGAACCAGAAATAGAATATTTATCTTTGATAATGATTGGTGAATTGCTAAACTGTTGGAAACCAGCATCAATTGATCCAGTCATTCCAGCAGAACCTTTAGCAAATTCTGAACCATAAACAAATACTTTAACAGCTACAGCAGTACCAGTAGATAAACCAGCAGCGTCAAGATCTTGCTCAGCATAAGGAGCAACAGTAAATGTGTCATCAGTAACAGCAGTAACTACAGCTTTTACAGTTACAAGACCTTCGCTAATAGCTACGGTTTGACCGGCGCGTACAGCGTGTCCAGCTTCTGTAATAACATTAGTTGCAGTGTTTGCCGCAGCAGCATCATATGCGATGTGTAATCTTCCTTGTTCTGACCAGATAACTTGATCTGAAGCAGAAGGAATTTCAGCTCCTACCATGCGTAAGAAAGAAGAAACAGAGCGATTTCCGTAACGCTCAACTTCCTTTTCGTATACGTCTGGTAAAAATTGTTGTGCAAATGTTCCACCTCCAGAGGCAGAATCAAAAGTCAGGTAGTTACCTGAGAAAAGTGTTTTAGTAGGTGAAGGTGTTAACCCAGCAGGAAACGATCCACCTGTTCCAAATAATCCCATTTTAAATTATTTTTTAATTATTATTGTCTAATTTTAACTCGTAATTTAGAACTGTCATCACCACTAACTGCACGGATTTTAAATCCAGAATCTGTTGTAACCGCTTCATGACCTTGGCGAGGAGCCATATCTACATTTTTAGATTTAGCCATAGACTCTTTAATAGCATCTGCTCTACCTTGCTCATAAAAATGATTTGCAATAGCATCTGAATTCATTGCGGTAAATAGTGCTTTATGATAACCAGCTGCATCAGATAATTCATTGTTTTCGTTAACAAACTTGCTAACCAATGTGTTTATATCCGATTGAGATGATTTAACACTATCAACATCTTTTACATTAAACCTATATTTATTATTTCCAACTTTGTATTCAAAACCTTTGAATTCATTTGAAAATAAATTATTAGTTTGTTGTTCAAAAATGTTTCGTTGCTGTTCGCGCAATTTCTGTGTTGATTCTTGTTCAACTTTATAATCGTTGTAAAACTGAACCGCTTCTTTTTGTTCTGGAGTTAACTTTGAGCTTAACTTAAGGTCATCGTAATATTGGTTCTTCAGATTAGAAAGATTTGATTTAGCTTCAGCAATTGATTCTTTAAATAGTAATTTTTTTCTTTTTATATCTCGCTCTTCATCAACTTCTTCGTCATATGAAAAATTGTCTTCAATTAAGAAATCAATTTCATCGTTTGATAAATGCGGTTTTGTTTGTTGATAGTATTCACGCAATAATTGCATATCATCCATACTATCATAATCTTTATTAAGATTCACATAATCTTCAAGTGTACCACCAGTCTCTTCCATAAATTTGACTAACTTGTCAATGTTTTCTGGTAACTGATTGGTTTCTTGATTATTATTTACATCTTCCTCTTGTTCTTTAAGCTTATTAGGAATATCTTTTATTTTATCCGCTAATGTTGCTTCTTGTTCTACCGTTTCTTCATCCTGTACGAGCTCGAGCACTTGCTCTTCTGCTGCACTTTCATTGTTATCGGACCGTACTTCTTGGTCCACTTTCGCGCTATCTCCGGTTCGTTCGCCCACATCCACGCTTGTTGTTTCTTGCTCTTGAACGGCATCTGTTTCTTCTGTTTGAGGTTGTTGTCTTAAATCTATTTTAATGGTACCATCATCATCAACAGTAACATTATTAGGTTTCTCTTCTGTTTGAACTTCCGCTTGCGGTTGTTCTTCTACTTGTTGTTCAACTGTTTCTTGTACAGTCTCTTCAACACTGTTTGCTTCTTCAGCCATAATAAAATAATATAAAATTGGTTAAATAAAAATTATCTAGGTTCGAACATTTCTAAATTAAATCCGCTACCCATTGTATCATTTCCTGCAGATTCAAATTCTTGTTCACCTTTTCTATCTTTTCTTTGCTCTATAAGTTTAGATTGTTGTGATGCTTGTATACGAGTTCTTTCATCTTTACGATCCTCTTTATACTTTTCTTTCTTGTCAATCACTTCATTTTCTCTATCCTTAAGAGCCATATTAAGATCAAACTCATATTTCATAAGTTCTTTCTTAAGTTCTTTTTCTTGTTGCATTTTTTGCATTTCAAGATCATTTTCAATTTGAATGAGTTGTGCTTTTTGATTTGTAATAGCTTCATTCTTTTGAATTTCCATTTGCGCAGCAACTTGTGTATTCTGTGAATTAGCGTTTGCTTGTGCTTGAATATTACGTTGTTGAGATTCTTGATCTTGCTGTAGTTTCTTTCTTCTACGTACTTTTAATAATTGATTAGCAAGCTTGATATTTTTTATTTCTCTAATATCAATTGCATCTTCAAGATATATTTGGTCTTTTGCGAGTGCTTGTTGTATATTGTTTTCAAGCATTCCTTTTTCTTCTTCATCTGGTGACAATTCAATGTAAATACCAAAATCATGCAAATGCATATTTTTAATATCTTCTAATGTGCCAACATTAAATCTTCCAATGCTTGAAATAAATGCATCTCTTGTTGGTGAAAATTCTAATACATCTGATATTCTTAAGCTTATTGCTTCAGCTGTTTTAGCAGTTAGGTATAAGCTTGATTGTAATATATGACGTGTAGCAGTATTTGAATTTGCTGCTGCAAGCTTTTGTACACCGACCAGTGCGTTTTTATCTGGCATAGAACCATCTCTTGCTTCATTTAAGCCTGTTACGTCACGGATCATTTGTAAATAATAATTATAAGTGCTTATAAGTGAACTTATTTTATTATTACCGCCATTAGATGTTAATTCTTGGATTGGTACTTTACCTGGATTTAAATCGCCGTCCTGAGTCATTGATCTACCAATAACAGAACCCGTTTGGAAGAACATATTCAATGCTTCTTGCGGATTATAATTTGTTCCATTACCTAAATCAATTTCAGCCAATCCATCAGCATCTAAATAAACTCCATCAGGTATCATTCTTGATAATACTTGTTGTAGCTTTAAATGCGTTAATTGAATCATATCTGCAAAACCAGTTATACGGCTTACAAGAGATTCAATACGACCTTTATATATTCTAGGAGCAACAACATGGTAATTAAGCATTACTTTTGTAGTATCGCTTTTTGGTCTTACCATATTTTTTGCAATTTCCCATTTAAGCATTTTTTTAGTACCTAAAACAAATGCACCATCATAAACCACTTCAATTGATCTTGATTCTTTTGCAAATCTTGATCTATCATCTTTTGGAGGATTAAACTGATCGTTTTTAGGAATTGCTTTATCAGCACCAGAAGCTGTTTTCTTTATTTTAAATACTTCATTATTGTAAGTCTTATAATTAAAATATAAAACTTGAATAGTATTTGCATCTAAAACACTATCTTCATTAATAAATCTATTATGAGAAGCTGGCGTCTGTACACCTTGTTTAGTTAGGTTTTCTAAATCTTCATTAGTTAATTCAGGAAACTGTTGCTTTAACTCATTGATTGTCACGCTTTTAACTTCACCTATATAATATATATCATCAAAATAAGGTGAATACGTATATGAATAAACAATATCCGCAGGATCAACATACTTAAGTTTAATACCTTCAGACTTATTAAATTCATTTTTAACACAACCAATACCAATAACAGTTAAATCATAATTTACTCTTCTTTGTAGTAAATCATAATTATTTGCATTCATTACAGAATTAATAGCTTGTTCTTGAGCTATTTCAATTGCTTGTTTGTATTCAAGCTGCATATGTAATGATAGTTCCTCTTCAGACTCTGGTAATTTTTCAGGATCATTATTATAAACATTAATCCCAAGTTGTTCTTGTATTTGATCAGATATTGCCCTTGTTTGCATATCTGTCATAATAGACTCAACATATTTTGTTCTTTGCTCAACAGAAGATGGATCTTGTGAAAAAGCTTTAACATCATATAATCTATCTGACATACCGTTTACAACGATGTCTACAAATTTTGGTATGATAGGTACAGGTTTCCAATCTAAATTAAGATAAGACAAATCACCGTTAATAGATAATTCATCTTTATATTTTTTTACAGACTGCTCACCTCTTGCATATAGTCTGAGTCTATGGTATTCATCTCTATTAGAATAGAATCTAGTAGCGCCTGAGTCTCTTTTGAACCATTCATGTTCAATAGCACGAGCTACTTCTAATCCGTAATCTAAACTAGCCTTTTCAGCATCGCTTGCTATTTGACTTGGAAATGAACTTTTTAAAATTGTTTCAGCCATGCTATTTAATTATTTGCGAATGCATTCCTTTATTGTTAAATCTTTTTATTTGTATTCCTAATGATTGTTTTTCATGCTTTGGTTTCGGATGATATAAATGCCTATTGCAAGCCATGATAGCGAGCCCAGAGCTAATAGTTGCGTCATACTTTGTTCTTTTATTTATATCAAACCTTGCCCAATCATTTAATGTTCTATTAAAATAAATATTACCACTACCCTCTTCATTATAACCAACATATTTATCTATATATGTTTCAATAGCGGCAGCGTGAGCTTGTTTTATGTCTTCAGATGTATTGGGTATTCCGCCAATTTCTTTTTCAGTTACAGATAATTTATTCCAAATTTTGTCAGGTCTATTCATTGAAAATCCTCTATAACCTCTTCGTTTCAAATGATATAGCAATCTAGGTTTGTTATTTTCTGCTAATATCGGCATTCCGTAAAATACTAATGCCATAAGTACATCTTCAAAAAATATTTCCGCGGTTTGTGGCCTTGCTACATATTCTAAAAAAAATGTATTAGGTGGTGCATCTTCCATGCTAAACTTAGTTAATCCGTGAAGTGAACCTTTAGACCCAACACCATCTGTTGTTCCAGATATATCATATGAGTCACAACCAAAAGCGCCAACGTGCTCATTACCCGGATACTTTGCGCCATTCTTTACTATTACATTGTTTTGCAGATTCTTAGACGGTACCCAGCTAACTAAAAACCTGCCATTAGGATTAGGTGAGAATATAACTTTTGTATCCTTTATTCCATTTTCCCACGAAAACGATCCCTTAGTGACCAAACCATCTCTTGTAGCACTTTCATTAAAATCAATCTGTTCATATATTTTGCTTAAATTAAATATACTATTTTTAGCTTCATCCCTAAACGCATGCTCTTCAGTACGAGGGAATTGACGATAATATTCATTTAAACCGTCACTGTCATGTTTTAAACCATCAACTTCATTTTCCCAAAAGTCTATGACTCCGGTATCGATATAGTCTTCATCATTTCCAAGGACGGGTTCTTCTGGAGTATCAAAGACAGGGTATCCAAAAGAATCAATGTATCCTTCGTAGTTCCATTCCATAGGTATGAACAAACTATATAATCCCGAGCTAGTCTGTCCATTTTTATTTCGTCTTGTAACGTCTGAGTCATAATAAAGCTTTTTGAAGTTATCACCACCTTTTTCTAATGCATTGGATGTTGATCCCATCATACACTTTCCTATAATTCTACTACCTAAACGCAGCGTAGTTTTTGTTACTCTCCAGTTATTTAATATGTTATCAGGTTTTTCCCATTTACCTGATTCATCATGTACTAATAACTTGAGCTTCTCACCATCATAACTGTTATCACCTGTATTCTTCCAGTCTATCGTTGTATCGAGCCCCTCAAGTATTTGCTTTTCACTCGTTTCTGTAATCGACTTTTTAGTGAGTTTGGATGCTGGTACCCTGTATGCAAGCTCTGACTTTGGTCTGTCCATTCCGTCTTGTATTGGTTTGAAAAAGAACGGATAATTGACTGATATTGGTACCACTTTATCTGTGAACATTTTCTTTGCATCGCTACCGGACTTAGATAATATTCCAAATCTGGCATCTGATGTAATTGTAGCCTGGTTAACAGTCTCTGATGAGGCCATAAAGCTAAATCCAGAACGTCTGTTCTTAAGGTAGCACATTCCATAGCATCTTTTATCTGCCTTGCATGCTTCCCAGAATATGAAGAATAATCTGTTTGCTTCCCTATAGTCTGGCTTCCCAACATCAATTTTGGTGTGCTGCAAGTACATATAATGAGAACCAGTAATAAAAGTAGGGATACCTTTGTTAATGAACCAATAACCTTCTTCGCGTTTGGTAAATTCTCTATCAATATATGCATACCATTTGTTTTTAAAAGAATCCGGATATGTTTCCCAATCAAATATACTTTTTACGTTTTTAAGCTCCTTAGGAAACTCATGTGTAGTCCATCTGTTATTATTGTTTTCAACTTCTTTTGGCTGAGGCGGTAATGCTATACACAGCCCTTGAATTTCAATTATCTCGCCAATCTTACCATTCTTACTGATAACAACAATATCGTGTTCTTTATTATATCCGTATTCCCATTTGTTATATCTATTTAATCTTTTGATTACGTTAGACTTAACTGGTGTTACGGTTTTAACTAATGTCTGTTCGTACATTACCTAGATCTTCTTTCAGCAAATCCACCAAACGCTTCTTTCTTTTCAATGGGTTTATCTTCCATTAAATTCTTTTCGGCTTCTATGCGTGTAAGAATTTCGAAAGCATCGAATATTGCAAGTTTTTTAGTAGCAGCAGCGTTCTTTAATCTATCAGCAGCAAGTTCATCATCACCACCTTCTACAATTATTTCTTCCTCTGCTACCCGTATAAGCTCGTGTACTGCTTTATACCCAGCTTGTATTATATTCGACTTCAGTTCCTTTGCGTTCATATTTAATTGAAATTGAATTAAGCGGTACTCTATATAATCGTTCGCCTTCTATAACAAACTCATATTCACTATTTGGCGTAAACCCTATTAAATCATTGTTTTGTAAACCAAAGTCCTTTAAATCGCGTCCTATGTGCTTTAAAACACCCGTAAGCGGTTCTTCTTTATCATCTGAAAGACTATTTAGACTTTTAATTGGCTTTACAAAGCAAAAACCTGGCGGCGTGTACCATTTGCCACTTCTTTTATATAAAAATATTTGATCAGTAAAACAAAAGTATTTGTTTTCTTCAAAATAATTTCTACTGTTTTTTTCGTTACCTCGAATATCGTAATATCTTCTAAATACATTATGATGAATGATTACTTCATCACCTATTTGTAAATCATATTCGTCTTTAATAACTGGTGTTTCAATTATAATACCAGATCTATTCACAAACTTATGATCTTCTATTGATGTATTTAATATTAATTCTTGGTTTTCAACATTTTTCTTATTATTGTATCTGCCGTTAATTGGTTCAACAATATAAGCATGTGTATGTTTCATTAATATTCTAAATTAAATTCAATTGATACTGCCATATTCTTATTAAAATGTTTCCATGGCAATATTTCGTCTTTTTTCTTTATATATATTACGTATCCTTCTTCTTCTTCAAGTATTTCAGATATTATATGGCCTCCAAATACTTCTTGTCCAATACTATAATGCATTGCGTCGTTTTTATAATCACGACCAATTGATATTTTTCGTATTAAATTCATTTTTATTTTATTTAATTTTCTATTGTTTATGCTATTGCTAAATAGATGTATGTATTTCCTGATGCATTTGTTCCTGTAAAGTTTGCAAAACTTCCTGTAGGCTCAAACCCTGTGCTTGAAACTGTAATAGTATAAGAATATGGACCTGATTCTGCATCAGAAATATGAGCTTGTAGATTTACGTCTATAACGTCTGAACCTGACCTTGTAGTATCAAACATAAACCATCCATCGCCATTTGTTCCGCTACTTGTATTTTTTAATAAAATAAATCGTGGTTTAAATCCAACATTTATGACGTTTCCTGTCGCTCCTGTTCCTGTATAACTCCCCACCTTCTGATAGGAATCCACGCTGTGGAAGCAGTACCATATATATTCATTTCCTGAAGTACCACTTCTTGTTTCAATGGTAGTACTTGTAGCAAAAGATGAAGCTGAGGTTGCAGCAGTACTACTATTTAAAAATAATTCATAATAAGTTCCATTAATATCCACTAAAACTAACCATCCGCTTGTACCATCAAGTCGTTTTCTAATAATCATTTCAGGAGCAGAAGAAAGTCCGTGACCTACTGTATCAGTATTAGAAGAGCTTGAATTTGCTTTCACAATACTAAACCCAGCAGCAGCATTCACACTAACAACACTATCTATAGTACCCTCTGTGTTTATCTGTGGTAGGTTGTCATCGTGGTCGCCCGCTTTCCAACACCAAGCAACAAAATTTTCTGTATTATTATTATATCCGCCTGAACTTCCAAGTGAAAATCCATTTGAATCAAAAGATGTTAATCCTGTTGATTCACTTTGTTCTGTTGCAGTTTGGTCGCTTATTAATGCTAATCCCACTCCTCTTACTGAATCTACAAGCCGATTATCTCTTGCTGCATCACGACATTTTATCCAAACCAAATCAGGCTTAAAGTCTGTATCAATACTTTGAGTACCACCATTCCCTGTATAAGTAACAACGTCAAAGCTATTCTCTACAACTGGTTGTGTTACATCAGGGTCTGCTGCTATAGCAAGGTAGATGAATTTTTCACCATTTACATTTATATCATTATTCAGTCCTTTAATTTGAAACCCATTAGAAGTTACTTCAATATAAAGGTCAGGGCTTCTATCTGTTATACCATCTTGCTCTGCACTACTTGAATTTGCATATAAAAGTTTTGTTGTTGGATTTACAGAATCTCTTTCAGTATCAAATATTATCCAATCAGATACGTTTTCTGTTGCCTTAATGATTACAAATTGTGGCTCAAATCCTGTTACAATATGATTTCCTGATTCATTTCCATCTCCTATATAAGACCCTACTTTAGAATATCCATCTACTGAATGGAAGCAGTAGGCAATCATATTATCTCCTGAACCATTATTTCTATTAGATGTAGTTAAATTCATAACAGTAGAACCAAATGTAACAAGATTATTTCCTTGATCAGCTTCTGTTGAATTTAGACCCATTCTAATAGTACCAAATATTTGACCATCCCAATTTTCAGTATCAGTCCTATTTTTAAAAAATACCATTTCAGGAGCTGAAGATAATCCGTGACCTACTGTTGCCCCTGCACTTCCATTACCTGTATAACTAACAATACTAAACCCTGCATCTTGATTTGCGCTAACTTGGCTGTCTATACTTCCTTCTTCATTTAATACATCATCCCCTCCTGCTTTCCAACACCAAGCAACGTAATCTTCAGCATTGGTATTTACAGGAGCATAACTACCAACACTAAAACCATTTGAATCAAAAGATGCTAATCCCGCTGTATTTGTTGCTTCAGCACTTGTATTTTCAGAATTAAGATGTTTAGTTGCGCCTCTTATCGAATCGTACAATCTATGCCCCTCAGCAGTTGTTCTTTCCTTTATCCAAACCAAATCAGGTTGGAATTTTGTAGCCTCTTGATAAGTTACGTTTGTAGCAGTACCATCATAAGCATAGACTACGTTAGTAGCTGTTCCATCATATAGTTGTTGCTCATCTCTTGCATCTCCATCAAATTTATAATGGGCAACAAGATTTGTTGTAGGCACACTTGATTCATTGTATAAGTTAGTTACATCTGAACTACTTAATGCTGTATCGTATATTCTTATTTGGTCTATTTTGCCTTTAAAATAACTCCAATACGGAGCTTTACCAATTTTCAAGTTACCGCTTGTTATAGCTGAAAACGTAAAAGAAACTGTAGCACCAAAACTTCCATCATAATAAAGAGTTGTAGTTCCTGAACCATCATAACTTAAAACAACGTGCATCCAAGTGTTATTAGCAAGTGTAGCAAATGCTCCTGTTGTTGCTGTAGGTGTACTGCCATCGGTAGCTAATTGCACAGTACCTGATTGTAAAAATAACCCCCACCCATTAATACCGCCCATTAATGATATAGGAGCACTTGTTATTGTGTTATCACTGTTGTTTATCCAACAACTTACAGCCCAAGCAGTATTAGTTGGTAAAGCAGCATAATTTAAAGAAGTTGATTCTATAACACTACTACTCCCATTAAATATAGCAGCACTTCCAAACTTACCACTTACTCCACCTGTATCATTAGCATTACCATCTAATTGGTATAAAGCAACACCTGAATTATCGTCAAATATATCTGTTACAGATTTAGATGTACTTGCAGCAGTTTCCCCATATAGAGTAGTTACTTCATCAGAGGATAATGCTTTGTTAAATAAACGTATTTGGTCATAAGAACCTGCTGAGTAACCTTCATTAGCAGCACCTATAAAATCTGAAGTACCTATTCTTATAGTGTCTCTTTGCGTACCATTAGTACCATCTGTAATCCAATAAGAAGTATTAAAAGTGTTAGTTAATTGTGTACCATCAAGGTAAATTTTACCATCACTTACAACTGCCAAATGATGCCAATCTGAATCTTCTGTTATCCCTGTCTGCTCATAATTATATTGGTCATTATTAACCTGTATTTTTATACTTCCTGTTGTGGTATTGTCTATAAACCATCTTCTTCTATCTGAAGTACTCGCAGAACTTGGGTCATAAAAACCAAAAACAAACTTGCCTCTAAACCAAAAAGAAAACGATTCAATTTGATTTTGTATTAAATCTAAAGATTCTATATCTAAACTTGAACTACTCCCATTAAATACCGCACCTCTATTTATAAACCCACCTACAGATTGAGTACTACCATTCCCTGTATAGGTTACAGTTTCAAAATGTTGTGATGGAAGAAAAGCTGCTTCTGCTGCACCTCCTGTATTTATTAATTTTTTACCAATCATATTATAAGCTTATGTCGTAAGTTACAACTGATGCTTTTGTTGTTTTAGCGTTAATTTCAGCTTCTTTTGTAGATACAGTTTCAATTATTGCCGCTCTATCATCTATAATTTGTTGTGGAACTGCTGTGCCCAATGCTGTAAGTCTTATGTAATACCAATCAGTTTCGGCAAGTTTAGAATTAGCTGATGATTTTAAGTTAGCTATTTTTTGTTCTTTAAGTTCATTTAAACTTTGCGACCAAGTTTTATTTGATTTGTCGTAAGTAAATCGTGTATTGGCGCTATCAAAATATATTTGCCCTAAATCGTGGATTCTTGAATCATAACCATCAGGCATAACAACGTCAAACAATCCTGCCTCTCTTAATTGCCCTTCTGTCATTGCAGGGGCATTTAAATAAGTTCCTGTTGACGAATATAAAGTTTTAGGTACTCCTTCGTAAACTTTTATTATACCGTTTTTATTTATTGCTTTCTTTCCCATAATTATGCTTCTTGAGATATTGATGCCCATTGTTCTGTTGCACCATTAGTTGATACTATTTGAATTAGGTTTGATACTGTCCCATCATACGTTCCTGTGATTGTCTTAACTGAAACAGGAAGTTGTAGAGGAAAGTTTCCTGTTATTACTAAATCCTTTACCATCCCTGTTTCTACGTTTGAAAAGGTTAAATTAGTATTATCTGATAATGTTTTAGTGAATACCGCAGCAGAACTAAAGTCTACATCACTTGCAGAGATAACCGCAGCAGTTGTAAACTCAGCCCCAAGTTTATCATATGATACAGCATCGTCATTTAATACTGCTGATGTTACTTTAGTTAAAGCCATAATTATTTATTTATTCTGTTATTAAATCCCAACTTGTTGTTTCTTCATTCCAAGAGTATTGCTGTCCATCATCTGGCATAGCTACAGGAGCTTCCCATAAACAGCTGTCTTCATTTAGTATCCAGCTATCAAATGGTTTTGGAGGGATAAAAGCATCACGAGATTCATCGTATGTATATCCTATTCCTGCATAGTTTTTTCTAAATGCTTTTGACTGGTCAGCACTTGGCTCATTTGTTACAGGATCATAATGTACTCCGCCTCTGGTATTATAAGAGGTGCGCTTACATAATTGTCCAAACATATTTTGATAGACTATTTCGATATTAGTATCGGTTTCATCCTCATTTTTGCCTGTGCAAACTTTAGTAACTATGTTTTGATAGTTTAGTAATGCGTAGTGTGCCATTTTATTTATTATTAATTTTTACCATATTAGCTAAATTGTATAGTTCCATCTCCAGCTGTGAATACTGTTACTTTATCACTACCCTCTGTATAGGTATTAAATGTTAGTACAGTTGGCGAGGTTGTTTCTGTTATCGTATAAGCACTTGGATAACGTAAAATCACAACTCCAGAGCCTCCATTACCTCCAACTCTTGTTGAATCAGCGTTACTGCCGCCACCACCGCCACCGCCGCCTCCAGTATTTCCTGTAGCATTGAAACCAACCCCTGTGTTTTCTCCATCAGCGCCACCACCTAAACCTCCAGTGCCTACGGCTACTGATCCATAGCTACCACCTCCACCACCACCAGCAAAGTAAACATCAGAACCAGATACCTCACCTACTGATGCAGTTGTAGCATTTGATGCACTCAAAATATTAACAGCTAATCCGACTCCGCCGTTTGTACCTCCAGTAGTGCTTCCAGTTTGATCAACACCAGCGCCACCTGCTCCACCTCCTCCTCCAGATGAATCACCATTAGTAGGAGCAGAAAATCCACCTCTATAACCTTGAACAACTGGGGTTGTAACCGCTTGTCCAGTCGCAGTTGCAAGTCCACGAGATTCTCCACCCCCAGAACCTCCGTCATTACCAGTTTTGAGGTATGGTGATGAAATTCCAGTTCCTCCACCTCCACCACCACTTGATGTTATTGTTGAAAATACAGAATTAGAACCATTATATCCTTTTGTCCAAGGACTATAATCATTACCATTCCCCCCAGGTCCAACTGTTACAGTATAATTTGTAGATAATAATAAAGATAAAGATGTTTCAGCACTACCTCCTCCACCAGTTATTGAGCCATACGATGTTCTTAAACCTCCAGCACCTCCCCCTGCACCTTCATTTCCTCCACCACCTCCGCCTCCAGCGACTACTAAATAATCAACTGTTATTGTACTTGGTACTAAAGCAGTAGCAGTTTCATTAGTGGCATTATAAGCTATCCAGCCTTGAGTAGCATCTACATAAACCATAGATACTCCGCCTCTTTGGTAAGCTATTGAAACATCATCAGATACACCATTAATATTATCACTCGATGTTATTGTGATATTGTTAGTATCAGCAGTACCAGCGTAATCAACTATAGAAACCTCATCCCCAGCAGTTGGACTGCTTGGAAGCGTAACTGTAATTGCAGTACTTGTAGTATCAACAAAATAACCTTCCCCAGCAACGGCCGTAAAGTCTGCTGTTTTTGGAGTAGCTTGCCAGTCTGTTCCTAAAGAACCGTCAATTAAATCTGTTATAAGTTTTGTTAATGCCATAGTTAACTAAATTGTATAGTTCCGTTTGTTCCAGCCGTGAATGTTGTTACTTTGTCGCTACCATCTGTAGCAGTTGTAAATGTTAGTACATTTGGTGATGTAGTTTCTGTTATTGTGTAGGCATTTGGATAGCGGATTATTACAACTCCAGAGCCGCCATCTCCGCCAGCGCTTGTGTTTGTAGGCGAGTTATTCCAGCCACCTCCACCGCCGCCGCCACCAGTATTTGGTGATCCATCAGTTGATTGTATAGAAGTGTTACTACTACCAGCAGCACCATTACCACCACCACCAGAACCACCACTACCAGCAAAAACAGTTGTAGATGCAAAAATTGCTTTACCACCAGCTCCACCACCAGCGTAAGTTACTGATGATCCTGTTATACTATTAGCTAATCCATCTCCACCGCTTGCTCCAGTTGTAGAAGAGGATGCATTTGCTCCTACAGCACCAGCTCCTCCGCCTCCTCCACCATCATTATCTCCACCACCATCTCCCCCAGCGTATCCTTGCACTACAGGTGAAGTTACAGCAGCTGCACCTTGGTTAGAAGTTGACCTTGAACCTCCACCACCAGAGCCACCAGATACAGCATTATCAATATTATCAAAACCTCCGCCACCACCACCAGTTGATGTTATAGTTGCAAATGTAGAATCACTCCCCTCTGTTGGATTCCAATTACTTGTATTGCCTCCAGTACCTCCAGATCCAACTGTAACTGTGTAATTTGTTTCACTTTCTAATAATAAAGATGTTTCAGAACTTCCGCCCCCACCAGTAGTACCACCATAAGATGTTCGTAAACCACCAGCTCCTCCACCACCTCCAAAAATACCACCTCCACCAGCTCCACCAGCAACTACCAGATAATCAACTGTTATTGCACCTGGATTTAAAGCTGAAGCAGTTTCATTAGCTGCTGACTTTACAAGCCAACCTTTTGTAGCTCCTGTGTACATAAGATTTACAGCACCATTATCGTAATTAATAACTTTATCATCAGCAGAGTTTTGAATATCATCATTTGATGTAACTGTAATATTATTTGTTCCTGCATTAGAACTATAATCAATAATTCCAACTTCATCTCCTTCACTTGGAGAAGACGGTAATGTAACTGTAATTTCCGCAGAGGTTGTATCTACTAAATGTATTTTGTTTGTGGCAGCAGTAAAATCTGCTGTTTTAGGTGTTGCATCTAATGTTACCGATGCCCCTGAAGAAACAACATTATTTAATCCTCCTGTTGATTTAACCTCTATAGTTGAACCGTTTGGAGGAGCTGCAGAAAATGTTAATGTACTTCCAGATAAACTGAATGTATCTTTTTGCTGATACAATCCATTAATGTAAACATCAATAGCATTTTCACTAGCAGGACTTGTTGAAAGTGTATAATCAACTTGTGATCCTGTTCCGTTAAAGTTGTCTACATAAAGAGTGTCATTAAATATAGATACTGAACCTACTGTAATAACTTCAATACTATAACCACTAAGTGGTGCTGAAGTGAAAGTTAATGTTGTTCCACTTATAGAGTATGTATCTTTTTCTTGATACACCCCTTGAATAAACACAAAAGAATTATCAACCGTAACGCCTTGTGTTAAAGTGAAATCTGTTTGTGATCCTGTCCCAGTAAACTGATTACTATTCAATGTTGAATATTCAGCTGCTGTAAAATGTACGACCTCTATTGCACTACCACTTGGAGGTGCGGTGGAAAAAGTGATAGTTGTCCCAGAAGTCGTATAGTTGTCTTTAGACTGATAAACTCCGTCTATGTATACTTGTGTAACGTTTTCGTCTGTAACGTCCTTAGAAGCCGTGAAATTGACTGTAGAAGCGTCCCCAGTAAACGTATCTGTATAAACTTTTGATAATACGGAAATAAAATGTACAACTTCAACTTCAGCTCCTGCTGGAACCCCTGTTGAAAATGTTATTGTTGATCCGCTTGTTGTGTAATTGCTTTTAGCTTGGTACACCCCATCAATATACACTTGTGTATTACTCGATGCAGTTATTTCAGATGATATTGTAAATGCTGTTTGGTTTGCAGTAGCAGTAAATACGTCTCTTTCTATTAAGAGCTCTCCTCCACTACCACCACCTGATCCTGCGATAGCACCCCACTGTGTTCCGTCATATCCTTCAAACTGTGAGTCATCTGAATTGAATCTGAACATACCAGCAACACCTGTTGGTCTTTCTGCTGTAGTTCCTGAAGGTAATTGAGCTGCTGTAGTATTATCGCCACTATTTTCCCAAACCTGTAGCGTTGTATCATATATAAGTAAATCCCCTGTACCTAATGTACCTAGTTTTACATCATGCAGATCATGAACCCCTTCATTAGCTTGTACACGAACTTGTATTTTACCGTTTGTTGCCGCATTTAAAACTATTGCAGCAGCTATTTTGTAATTAGGACCATTAGGCTCTGTTAAAGTATAATCACCTGGATTTGATGGGTCAAGCCATAGTACATCCCCATCACTCCAAGTTTCACCATTCTGCCCTAATGTATTGAACTGGTCAATTTCACCTAAATGAATAACTCTACCAATATCTCCATTGTCAAGGTCTGTTTCTAATACTCCAATAAAGTATTTTGACTCTACAGAACCATCAGCAACCATTTCATCAATAAGAATGTGCCCAGAATTTCCATCTGTACCAACAGCTCTTACTGCTTTTCCTTTAATGATTGTAGATCCAGAAGAGTTTTTTACATTGTAATATACAAGATTAGAGTCCGCAGTAGCAACAGCAGCATCAACAAAGCTTAAATTACCAGCACCATCTGTTGCTATTACCTGATCAGCAGTACCGTCCTGTGCGGGCAGTGTATACTCATCGTTTATTCTTATATTATTTAAGAAACGATTAGCCATAATTTATATTATAGTTTTGTAATAAGCACTCTAATATCGTTTGTAGTAGGTGCAGTAGCAAATGTGATAGTTACTTTTGTTGTGTCTGTTCTAACTACATCCGCATAAACAGTATCGTATGATGATGTATCATAAAGTTGTACAATAACGTCTCTAGTACCAAAGTTGTGTGTAACATCATAACTTAAACTAGATCCATCACCAATCGATGCTTTATGAGTAAAGTTTGTTATGTCTAATTCAAGATCATATGTTTTAATTCTATTATCTGTACCAGATAGTGTTTCTGTTACCGTCACACCGCCTCCCGTACCTTCTTGTACAGTTACATCTTCAACAGAATCTGCATATGTTGCAATTCTTTCGTAATTACCTGATGATTGCTGAATAGTCCATTCCCCAGCACTTTCATCCCATATTAGGCTTCTATTTGCTGCAGTACCCCTTTCAATTTCAATTCCACCGTCTTGTGATGGCGAACCAGTCTCATCTGAGTTTAAAGTAATAATACTATCGCCAATGTTAACTGTATTGGAATTTACAGTAGTGGTTGTACCTTGTACTGTTAAATCACCACCAATTACTGTACTACCAGCAATATTAACTGTATCAGCTGTTGTTGTACCAAGTGTAACGCTACCATCAACATCTAAATCATTTGTTACAGTAAGGTCATTACCAATAGTAATATCATTAGGTAATCCAATTGTTACAGTATCGCCATCACCTACAGTTCCATTTGTTACTTCAATTTCATTTGTAGTACCTTGGACAGTGAATGAAATATTACCAATACCATTTGTAACGTAAGTCGCAATTTGATCGCCAGTTGCAAGTGCGGTTCCGCCTGCTGTTACTGCTGCAGTTACAATAGCTAATGATGGATTTGGACCTGTTGGATCAGTTATTGTTACTTGATTAGAAGTTGTTGTAGTAACACTTTTAATATCTCCAGATGCGTCAATCCAGTTGGTTGCATCGTAAAAGTATAATCTTTTATCTGTGGAGTTATAATAAATTTGTCCTTCAACAGGATTTAAAGGAGCAGCAGCCAATACGTGGATTACTCCGTTTTGAACTTGATTTTTATTTAAATCAATGTTATTTAAAAAATTCAATGCCATTTTTTGTTAGTTTAGATATGCTACTCCTGCAAATGGTGCAGAAAATGTTAGTGTTATATTGTTTGAATCGTTGTAAAATGTTTCACCCATTATATGATTACCTGAAGAATCTACTATTGTAACCGATGGATGCCTTTCTAAAGCATGGTTAATAGACCAAGTTATACTAGGTGTATCTTGGTTAAATGTATAGGTTAGTCCACCTAAATAAGTACGAACAAACTCACCTATAGCATTTAAAGGAAAGTTTGCCGTTGCATTATCGTTATCATAATCAGTACCGATTACTTTATCCTGAGCAGATAAGTTACTGTCTTTTATATACGTGGATATTCTTGCCATTATTTATGCATTTTATTACCAAATATTTTTTCCGCACCACGAGACCCAAAATAGCCTCCAATTACGATTGTCAATAATGATGTTATATTATCTAATGAATAATTCATATACCATCCAATGACATATGAAATAGTTAGAAATACAAGAATAAGTGGGCGAACATTAGAAGCTAACCAATTTCCAGAACGAGCATCAGCAACCCATCTGCGGGTTACACCATCTATTTCAGCTCTTTCAATTTCAAGCTTTTTTAAAGCAATAGCTTTGTCTTCATCTGACATATCACTACCGCCAATGATGGCCTGTATTACTGAACCAACAGGCGTATCACCAGCTATAGCACCAACAACATCTGGAATTTTTTCTAAAAGAAACTTTCCGACACCTGTGTCTTTGAATTTCTTTTTTTCTGCCATTATGATTTAGGCTTTCTACCAGTTCTTGGTTTACCGGCTACTGCTTTAGGAATATCTCCTAATTGATTCCCAACTTCTTTTACCGCAGCTCCTACGTCTTGCATTTCCTGCACAACTCTTTGTGCTCTTTCTTTAATTTCAGCTGCTGCTTCTTCTGCAGAGTCTGCAATTAAATCTCTGTCACTATCTTTAATTTTACCTGTATACAGATAAATTAAATAAAAATTAAGTAAAATTGATAAAACCGCAATAACAGTTAAGATAATAGTAATAGTGTTCATAATATAAAATTTAAATTAACAATTCCATCTTCTACGCGCAGCTCTACCTCTTTCTGAAGTCCAGCTTTTAGATCGTGCACAAAATGATTTTCTTCTTTTAGCAGCTTTACTTCCTGGTTTTAATTTACTAGGCGGAGTTGTTACTGCTGTTTTTAGTTTACTCCCTGGATTATCTTTTCGGTATTTTGCAACACCTTTTTTAGACATACCGCCACCTGCAGCCGCACCTGTACCTGTTGGGTTGGCTTCGTTATAATAACCTAAACTCTTCTTTTTAGAAGGAGCTGGTGGTTTTGCTTTTTTAAATAAAGGTGCTTTCTGCACTCTTGAAGTAATTGGATCACTCATTTGTAATGTCTATGTATTTTGTTCTACCGTTTTCTTTTATAGCCTTAAGTATACGCATTCTGTTTTTACCTAAGTTATAACTAACGTGAACCCAAGCAGGATTTTCATCATCACCAAATTCCCATATAAGCTGATCAAATTCTAACTTGTCTTTAATATAATTAAAAAAGTCTGCGTTTGAAGCTTTGCTATACACATCATCAATATCAATCGCTTCACCTTTACAGTGTTGCGAGTTTGTAGATCCACCAATTGCTTTATTAAGTTCTGGTGAACGATAAAATGATGATATATAAATAGGTTCGTTAAAGTGATTTCTTAAAGGTTCAAAAATATGCTGAGCAGTTACCTGCATTGTAACAAGTGTTTCATTGTCTGGCATATTGTTAATACCTAAACGCTGTGCTGTATTAGAACGCAGCGCTTCTTTCATACTTATGTGGTCACTTATTTTCATTATATTAAATTAAATTGTTGATTAGCTTAATTGCTTCTCTGTATTTTTTTATTGCCACGCATTGCACATCCACAGCTTCCGATTGGTTTCATACAACTTGGGCATACGGGTGTTGCAGCTTTTTTTTGAGCGTGTACTTTTTTAGTGATAGGTAAATCCATTGTGTTTATTTTTTTGTTTGTCTTCTATATGCTTCAGCTTCCCATTCTAATTTAGGAAACCCTTCTTTCATTCCTTTTCTAGGATACTTTCTTCCTTTCCAATATACATAGTCATCATCATAACTTAAATCTTTACGAAGTATTTGTTCTCTGTGAATACGTTCGTGTGATTCAGCTACTTTTTGTTGTACAGGTGAAAGTTTTTTATTAATAACGATAGTGCCATCATCTAATGTTACACCGTGCACACCAGGTGCTAAATTCTCTTTTAGTGAAGGTTTGCTTTCGTGTATTAGCGACATCATATCGCTTTTCATTTTATAACCCATTATCGTTCTTTGTCTTTGTGCATATCTTCTATAGCGGCATTAAATACTTTATCGCTATAGCTTCTGTTTTTATTAAACACATTTCTATGTGTTGTAGGTAAGTCTTCTTGGCCTAATAATATTCTGTAGATTCTTGATATTAGATGCTTACACTTTGTTGAAACCTTATATACGTTATATTTAACAGTAGTATGATTTCTTTTAATATATATATCTATCCAACCATTTTTACGTAATCGTTCCCAGCGATGTTTATCCCAAGAATGTATATATGTACCTTTTATGTAATCATCACGTGTAAAACGACCAAGACAATCAAAATGTATTAATAATTCAAGATCACCATCAGTTAGCTTATATGTTTTACAAGCCCACTTCCTAACTAATCTATAATATTTAAAAAGACCAAGTCTTCTAATATCATCAGACTCTAGCCTCATAATACTACAACAACATCTTGTTCTTTTATGACTTGTAGGTATTCACCATCAAAGTCTATACCGTAACCAGCATGTCTGTCGTAATATATGTTATCCCCTGGAGCAATTCCTTCAACATAATTACCAACAGAACGTACTTCAGCTTTTCTATATCGTATGTCATCTTGATGTTTTTCTGTAAGGATTAAACCTGATTCGTTTGGTTTAACTTCTTCCTTAATTGATTTAATTATAATAAATTTATTTACAGCCCGCATGATCCTTCTCTTACATTAGAAATTATACAGTCCGCTGACATAATTGTTGTTGCTACAGATACTGCATTTCTTAAAGCAGTTTTTGTAACCAGCACAGGATCAATTATACCTTCTTTTACAAGATTAACAGTTTTCCCGCTAATTACATTAATTCCTCTACCTTTTTTTACAACAGTTTCATAAGGAATTCCAGCATTATCAAGAATTTTCTTATAAGGTGCTTTAATAGCGTTAAACAGTATGTTATAACCATCACTGTTGTTTGTAGCTATGTTATCAGCCGCATTGTGCAAAGCCACACCAGCACCAGGTACAATACCATCTTTTAATGCTGCTTTTACAGCATAAATAGCATCTTCAACCCTATCTTTTTTTTCTTTAAGTGCTATTTTAGAATCAGCGCCTACATATAACATTCCGACTGAACCAGAAAGCATTGCTTTACGCTGTTCAAGCTTTTTAAGCAAATAAGGATTTTTTTCTTCCTTTAATTGCTTTTCAATAACATCTATTCTATCTTTAACTTCTTTAGTTAACTCTTCAATAGTTATAACAGTGTTATTATCATCCGTAACGGACTTTTGTGCTTCACCTAGTACTGATTCATTAATTAAATCTAAATCGTCTCCTAACTCCTCTGAAATGACTGTAGCACCCGTAAGTGCGGCTAAGTCATCTAGCATATCTCTTCTTAAGTTAGAAAAACCAGGTGGATCAATAAAGTTTACTTTAATATTACCTTTAACCTTATTCATTATAAGTGCAGATTGCACTTGAGGTGAAAGATTACCAATAATAAGTATTGATCTTTTATTTTTTATAGCATATTCCAATACCGCTTGTATCTTTCTAATAGTTGAAATTTCAGAATCAACTAATAATATTAACGGTTTTTCAAGTTCTGCTTTATTTTTTTCTTTATCTGTAATTAAATGCTGTGATTTTAAACCACTGTCAAACTGAACACCATCTATAATATCTATAAACGTTTCATCAGTATCAGACTCTTCCATAAGGACCACGCCATCTTTACCCACTTTGTTATACGCATCAGCAATTAATTTACCTAATATTACATCATTGTTTGTAGAAATATTAGCTACATGCTCTAGCATCGAGTCCTTAACCGGGATTGAGCTACTTTCTAAATATTTAATTACTTTAGAACTTGCTTCAATTATATCTTCTTTAATTTTTCTTAAATCAGATTTTTTAGAAGCTACATATTCTTTTAAAATGGAGTGTGCGAGGACGGTACTAGTTGTAGTACCATCACCCGCTTCCTTTACTGTTTTTTGTGCTGCCTCTTTAACGAGGGTCGCGCCTATGTTCTCAACTGGATCCATAAGCACCACACTATTCGCAACAGTCACTCCGTCTTTTGTTACAATCGGTTTACCAAGTGCGTCTTCATATATAACACATTTACCCGATGCTCCTAGAGTTGATGAAACAGCTTCAGCGAGCTTTTCAACTCCAGCCATTATTTTGTTTTGAGCGTCATCGCCAAAGTTTAAATCTTTAACAATTTCACTCGGATTATTAAATTCCATTAAATTAAATTTAGTATATTTTATTCAAAAGTTTTTACGACCACAGGTCCTTCAGCTAATTTCAGCTTTTGTGTATAATGTTCAATAGATGCATCAATAGCTTTTTCAGCTCCTTTGATAGATTCTCTACGTGTTATACCTTTCCATTCGCCGTTTAAATCTTTTAATTCTGCTTGGTAATAACCGTTATGTAACTGCGTTATTCTCCAATTCTTTTTTTCAATGCAGCTTTTCCATACGTCTAAGGTTTCTTTTGGAATCTGGTTGTTTTCATCGTTTGTCCATGTATTAGACTTGTAATAAAAATAAGTCATAGGTTTTTGGTTTTTAGGTTAATAAATAATTAATTGGTTATATGTTATATTACATATTTTGGTTACCATTTACCGGCTGGGCATTGCGCTTGCATAGCTAATGTTTTGGCTGCTATATTACACCCGCAGCCTTTAACTGGTTTTTTAGTTGTTATATGAGTGATCGTACTGTTTGGATCACATATATTGTTTTTTCTTATAGGGCATTTATGACAATGCTGCAACCGCATTTCAGCAACTGCTTTAATAGGTGGGTGTAAAAGATTTAATTTGTCTTTAACTAAATTACCCCACCCCTCTAATATTTGATTTATTTCCATTTTATTTAATTATATATATCTTCAATTGTTCCATTGTTTATGCTATTGCTAAATATATGTAAGTTCCTCCTGATGCGTTTACTCCTGAGCCTGATGCAGCAATAGTAAAACCATCTGAATTGTATGTAATTACATCACTTGTTGTACTTTCTTGGTCTGATAAATTTGCATATAATTGCCTATCGTTTGTACCATCTCTAAGTTGGTCATATATATACCAATCCCCTGTTGAATCTGTTCTTTTAATCATTATCCATCTTGGTTCAAATGTTGTATATACAGTTTTAGCACTTGAACCATTCCCTGTATAACTCCCCACCTTCTGATACCCATCAATGTCTGCAAAAGAATACATTACATAACTTCCCCCTGAAGCGTTGTATTGTGCTGATTGGGATGAACTTGTAAATTTAAAAACATCAGACGTTTGAGTATATTGATATTGACTATCGGTTGTAGCAGCAGCCGTTGTATTAAGTTCCATAAATTTATTAGAACCTAATATTGGTAAAGGTACCCACCACGAATTAGCAGCATCTGTTCTTTTAATAATTACCATTTTTTGTTCAATTCCAAGTCCGTGTCCGACAGTAGCATTTTGCGTATTATTACCTGTGTAAGTAGCAATACTAAACCCCGCATCAGTATTTGCACTAACTGTTGACGTTATACTACCATCAGTATTGTTGTTAGCGGAAACAGTTCCCCCTGCTTTCCAACACCAAGCGACTAATGGGTCACCACTTTCATTGTGAGAAAAATCGAATCTTTGAGTATCGACTCTTACCGTAAAACCATTAGAATCAAAAGATTGTATATAATCTGTATCTGCTATTTCAGCGGATGTACCACTTGGCATAAGTGGATTTGTGCCACCTCTTATTGAATCTAAAAGAACGTGATGGTCTGAATCACTTCTTGACTTTATCCAAACCAAATCCGGTTGGAATGAAGTTCCTACAAAACTTACATTTGTAGGTGTTCCGTCATAAGCGTAGGATACATTTGTTGCTGTGCCGTCATATGTTGGGTATTCTGCAGGATCTGAATATGTTATTGATGTTGCAGTTCCGTTGTAGCTTCCTGTTTCATCATTAGCGTTACCATCTAATTTATAGTGGGCAATAAGGTTTGTTGTTGGTACGCTTGATTCGTTGTATAGGTTAGTTACATCTGAACTACTTAATGCTGAAGAGTATATTCTTACTTGGTCTACCGCCCCTATTATACTTGCACCTGAACCTGTATTACCATATCTATTCCCAATATACGTAGCGTGAGTAGGGGTTTGATTATTTATAAAATCAGGCGAAGTACCATTTAATATAGATGCTCCGTTTAAATAAACAACATAAGCGCCATTATTATAAGTTAAACATAAATGATACCAACTACCATCTTTTATGCTTGAAGAAGAAGTGTAAAATACTTGAGATTGGTCTGTATCTCTAAAAGACAAAGCTATATTGCCTGAACTATAATCTGTAAAAAGAGCATAACCTGTATTACCTCCAACTGTTGCTCCGTTACCAAAATAAATATCCTCTCTATTATTCGCAGTTGATGTATGTTTAAACCACCCTGAAACTGTAAAAACAGTTGTTGAGGCTCCATAAGCAGTATTAGGAAAATTAAAAATTGAAGTGGTCCCATTAAAAACAGCACTCTGTCCGCTGTCTATCGCTCTAACTGTATCATTAGCATTCCCCTCTAATTCATACAACGCAACACCACTACCATCATCAAATATATCTTTAGTTGATTTTGTAGCTGATGCTGATGTTTCTCCGTATAAGGTTGTTACTTCACTTGATGATAGGGCTTTATTAAATATTCTTACTTGGTCTATTTTACCTTCATAAGAAGATGCACCAAGACTACCTGCATTTGTACCAAATCTATTATTTGATAAATTATGAGTGTCTCCACTTGTCCAATACGTTCTTGTTCCTGATAAATGAGATACACCATCTAAATAACAAATAAAGGTATTGTCAGACTCCATAACTAAAGATATATGATGCCAAGTACCATCACAAATATCAGTTGTCCCTGTAAATGCTTGATTCTGACCTGGTGTTCCGTGTGTAAAATTAACTGATAAATAACCATTTGTAGGTGTTCTTACAATAGAAAAACCTGTATTTGCTGAACTTCCTCCGCCTGCATCAAGCATAGTGCCAGTATTAGAATCTTTTATAGTGGTGTTCATCCAAAAAGAAACAGTTGAGGTAGTAGAAGTGGTTGAAGAAGATATATCTACATAAGAAGCAGAAGATGTTTGTAACCCATTAAATGTACCACCATTTCCAATATATCCAGATATACCCCCAGTGTCTTTTGCTCCTTCTTCAAATTCATATAAAGCAACCCCAGAGCCGTCACCAAAAATATCAGTTGTAGATGCAGTAGATAGATTACTTGGTTCACCGTATAGTGTTGTTACTTCATTTAATGATAATGCTTTGTCAAAGATTCTTACTTGGTCTATTTTACCATTGAAACTATTAGAAGATAAATCTTGTGCAATTCCAAGAAGAGCGCCATTAGTTAAAGAAAAAGAACCACTTTGTGTTGAGCCATAATCTGTGGTAGCCTCTAAACTTCCATCAACATACATTTTAACAGTATGGCTTGTATTGTCTAATACCCAAGCAAAATGATGCCAATTTCCATCATTTAGACCTGTTGTAGTTCCGTTTCCATAATAATCAGTTCCGCCAACTCTTGTGTTGTTATTTACAGCTCCTGTTCCAAGCAATCCCGCATTTCCTAAATAATTAGAGGAATTGAATGCTGTTATAAATCTTTGATAATTTGTATTGGTTGTATTAAACCAAAGAGAATATGATAAATCGCCCCAAGTATTAAAGTAACTATCTAAATCTAAAGATATATAACTACTACTCCCATTAAAAGCAGCAGCAGTACCAATCTTACCTTCTATGCTTTGTGTTGAACCATTACCTGTATAGGTATTTATTGTAAAGTTTTCAGATGGAGTTAATTCAGAAGCATTAACTGTAATAGAGAAGTTTCTTGGAGTAGATTGATTTTCATCATCAATAGCTTCAATAGTAAAGCTGTATAATGTTGTAGATGATTCAGCAGTTGTAGTACCGTCAATATTTGCACCTGTCAAGGACAGCCCCGTTGGCAATGCTCCATTGGTTATATTAAAAGTAATTGTCCCACCATCAGGTTCTGTAGCCTGTAGTGTTATAGTTGATATAGTTGTTTCAGATTCAAATATACCTAAAGAACCAGCAGGAGTTGTCCATGTTGGAATACCGTTATATGATATACCATTTACAAATGTACCAGATGCACCAGTTACAGTATTAGTTACAACAATATCATAATCACCAGCAGCTTTAGCAGGGGTTGTAATTGTAAGTTGCGTACTAGAGTCGTGTGCAACAGAAGGTGCGGTTGTACCACCAATACTAACCGTCATACTGCTTCCAAAGTTTGTACCAGTTAATACTACTGTTTGTCCTCCTGCAGGATCTGCAGCGGTGTCATCTCCTGGATAATCAACAGATGTAACTGATGGTCCTGTAGATGCCTGTGACCATGACATACTGCCATCTGCATTTGTCATTAGGAAATAACCATCTGTTCCGTGACCTACTACGCCAAAGAACTGCCCTGCTTTTATTTTAGTGTCAGCCATTATTTAGTATTGTTGATTTTAGTGCCCTTGCCGAAACCAGAGCGGTTTCTTTTTGCAGATACAAAGGACGATGTGGTATGATCGTAGTCCATACCGTCTATATTCTTACCATTCTTTTTAGCGGCTCTACGCTTACGTTGGTTTTCCGCTTTCATGGCACGGCGCCGAGGGCTCATTGCAACGGCCTTGTCTCGGACCTTCTTACGACGCCGCGCTTCAGGAGAAAGCTTTTGCATTATTTTTTAAGACCTTTAACGCCTTTCATTTTAGCAGGTGACTTACCATACATTTTAGCAGGTGATTTACCTGCACCGGTTTTCTTTTTAGTTTTCTTACCGGTAGAAAATCTAATATCACCTTTTTTAACCTCCACAGTTACTTTACCTGTTTCACCAGCTTTCTTTCTACCCGATGCATCGCGTCCAGTGTCAACTACTTTCTTTGGTGTTTGGAACCCGCCTCTTTCGTAGGTATCACCTTTTTTCATAGTTTTACCACCTTTCTTATACTCAGTGACTCTTTCAGTACCTGCTTTTCTATATGCAGTACCAATTACTTCTGGCATATCAGACTCATAGCGGAAGTCATCTTTTTTAGTACCTTTCTTTTTACCTTTATCCATTTTAGCAGGTGCATCTAGTATTGCCTGCTTTAGGTGCTCAGGTAAGTTCTTTTGTTTTCCAACCAACGCCTTCATTAAAGGTGTCTTTGGATTCATTTTAAATGGTGATCCCATAATAGTTTTTTTAATGATTAATCAATATGTTTAACATGCATGTGTTATAATCTGTTATATCACGTTTTATCTATTATATTTAAGTTCCTGCATTTTATTATATAGATGCTGTGCCAAAAGTACTTCGTTTTTAATTATTCATATATAGCAGAAGTACAAGAATTGCATATTGTACCCCAAGCATGTTGTAATACTTCTTTATGTTTTATACTGCCCCAAGCATTTTTTAATGTTGTTTCTTTAAGATTAGCATATTTATGTTCCATATGATAATCATTGCAGCATAGGAATAATTCAGAGTTTGCATTTACATGTATCCATTCCGTATCTCTTTTGCCCATACACCCAACAACTTTTTTATCTTTATGCACAAAAGGCGATGAACTTATATAATCGTCTATAAGGCCGGCCCTATCTATAAGGTGCGGTTGTTTAAATACATTAGTATTTGGAAACATTTCTTTAGCAATAGCTACCTGTTCATCTAATTCTGTATCTGATATGTCTGGAAACTTAGGACCTTTAAGTGCCCCTGACTCATGATCATGCCCATTAATCTGTATAGATAATAAATTTTTATTTTTAAGATTGGTATAAGCATACGACACATTCATTTTTAAACGTTCAAATATGCTTTGGTTCATATTAGTGCGTTTTGCAAATAACTCTGCATCTGACCATATTGGCGCATTTACACATACTCCCCATATTACATCTGGATATTTATTTATTATATCCACTTTATCCGGCGTTAATGTTGTACCATTAGTTAATACAACCATCCCTAGACTAAATTCACGCAATGTTTCTAGCATTTCTTCAAAATACCTATATAACAATGCTTCATTATAATGGGATGTATATATACCATTAAATTCAGGTGAAACAATATCTCCTTTGTAATAATCTATTTGTTGTATTATATTGCGGAAATCTGATGGTTCCATTTGATTAATTGATTCCTTCGGATTACCTATATACGCTACAGGACAAAACCAACATCCTGCATTGCATAAACCATTAGGGTCTATTTGCGCATAACGTATCTGTGATACCTCCATATGAATTTAATTAACATATATACTATTACATGCTTATTTTAAATCTGACACACAGTGCGACGTTAGCCCCCTACATTATATATATTAAGTACCTATTGTCACACTTTCTTGCGGTAACAAATGCACCCCGGTAGGTAACCTAAATTTTTTGTTAGATAATTAGAGGTAACGTATTACACGTAACTATCTGGTAACCAGCCCTTTAACTAAAACCAATTATTTTACCCCAGCCCCCAACGCGCTCAGTGCCAAGCAGTTATGTTTTTAGCTTTTAATGTTGAGGTTTTACGTGGTAAATACGAACTATTTTGGATAATATAGTTAGGCTCTGATCGTACATTTTACAATATTAATATTTTAGTTTTTACAAAGTTAACACGAACCAATTTGGATAATATATATGTAACAAAAAAACAAATACAATGTACAACTTTGACAACCTTACCACAAAACAAATTAAAGAGTTAATTAATAACAATCTTTGTACAAATCAAGATGTTGTAAACTATTACAATAATGAGTGGTGGGATCAAGAATAATTACAAACTAAACACGATCTCAATTGGATAATATATAAGAACATTAAAAATACAAACACATGGTAACTACACAACTTACTCCCTTTGAAACTGAAATAATTTGGATGGCACTCGAAGACCTCATCAACAACCCTGACTTCGATCGATTCAGTCCACAAGCTAAAGCTAAAATTGATAAATTGTTAACTAAATTTGAAAATATAACTGAAAATCCTATTGAAAAATGGTAAAAACACACACAAAGGCTTAGTTTAATACCAGTAAACAATAAAACATTAACAAATAAAACACACACCTTATGACTACTGAAGCATACAACAAATTGAAAAAGAAAATTGAGAGACAAAACAAACGTACTCAAGACCTTATGGCTAACTATGTACGACCAATGAAGAGTACAACCAGAGTAACATTCTCACGTCGACCACTGTACGACTACATAGACACAACAAAAGTATATTACTCTCATGTCAAACTACAAGCTTAATACGATCACAAACGGATAATATAAATGAACATAAAAACAAACACAATGAAACAACATTTAGTAGACACATACACAAAAGTAGAATTAACACAACAACAAATTGATAAAATATACTTCACATTAGTTGACTATGTTAAAACAAAAAATAATGTTGATAGATTATATAATCTCAGCCCTGACCAAGAAAAAGAATATAAAACAGAATTAGAAATAATAAATAAATTTGTAGGACTATGATAACACAAGAAAATCAAATAACAAGGCTACACGAAATAAATGGTAAACTAGATATGATACAAGACCTAAAAATACAAGGCTTAGGATTATCACTAGACCAACAAGAGCAATTGCTTGCTATACACCAACAGTTACTTGACCAACGATTTGAATTAATAAAAAAAATTAAAAAAGATTATATAATATGAACACATCACACACAAATTTAATGGACTGGGTTAACACGCTTGACCTACCAACAGAAGAAAAGATTTACAGAATATACAAATACTACGATTGGCCACTGAGCTATGATGAAACAAAAGAATATTTAATAAATAACTAATATGACAATAATAAACAAATACACAGGACGAGACGTCTCAAAAGAATTTCTAGCCTTAATGGAAGGTACAATAACAAACGATGAATTTGAGCTAATAACAATGACATTAAAATGAAAACAGAAGCACAACTAAAAGCAAAACTAAAACAAGTTGACGACTTTGAACGTCGCTGGGGTGAATGTACAGAATCCCGAGCAATGAGAAAATATTGTACCGATCCAAAGTATCGTGAACGAGTACACCAATTCAATAAAGCATCAGCTGAAACAATTAAACATTATACTAAATATGGATACTAAAAAAGAAATGCCTTGGGATTTTTGGAATCACGGAATCAATCCAATACTTGGATATAAATATTCTCCTCCAACACTGAACCCAACACCACCTAGAAACAAACACGAATACAAACCAGAAGACGAAATAAAATTATAATATTATGGAACTATTTGAACTACAAAACCTCGACACAGGCTTTCTATTAGGTCTGTTCTTAACCGGTGTAACATTAATTTTAACTGAATTATCATAATGGAATTTACAAGAATTAAAAACGACACATATGGCAATCCAAGATATGTAGTGCATTTTTTAAATATTGCAGACGACTATCAAAATGCTATACACTTGGCAAACAAAATCGGTGGCCGTAAATACCACACAAAAAGTTACGGTGGTGGTATAGTCTTTCAGTCATATAATATTAAAGAAACTGAAAAACAAATTACAGAGTTAATACGACAACAAACGGATAATACTAACAAATAACAAACAAACACAATTATGAAAACATTTGACAGATACAAACAAAACTTAAAAATGGTTGGCAACGATATTTATTCTTATGACACTGTTGTTGCACAAATAAAAGATAACAAACTTCATTTGGTGAATTGGTATGTTCCCGGCGTCGGGTCGCACAGTCCAACGACGTCGAAACATATCAACTACGTAGCACAACAACTTAATCTTGAAATAGCATGAACACAATAGTACAACAAATGGCTGATCACTGTATCGAAGTTATTGACGAATACATTGACAATACAATACACTGGCAACTTGACGAAGAAGAACTTGAAGGCGATGACTTTAACGAATTAGAATTAAAAGTTAAACAACAAATATTATTTACATTAATTAAAAGAGTAACAAAATGACAAATATTTACACACAACTAGCAAAAGCTTTAAACATAGCTAAATTTACAGAAGACTATACACCAAGTGCAGATTTACAAATTAGTGAGTATATGACTGCAGACAGCTATGACGTACACGTTATGACTAATGACCATATACATATGCAATGGGATATGGATGTTTATTATTATCAACCACCATTTGATGATATTATTGAACGCATTAAAGATTTGGACGAAGATGCTATCGTATATGTAAGCGATCTTGAACAATACTTACCAGAGTATGAAGTTGAAAACTATCTTGAAGAAGAATTACAAAGTAAACACGAAGCATAACAGATAATAATAACGAATAACAAACAATTAAAATTAAATATTATGAACACACAATTAGAAAATTATTTAGACTTACAAAACAAAATTGATCGCATTGAAAAATTAACTAATGCTGATTGGGACACAAGATACTATCTTGAAAAGTTTGTACCAACTGTATGGAATGACGGCTTTGATGTACAAGATATTGTAGACTATATCACAGTAAAATTACATAGCGTAATTAATAAGCTTGAAAACGAAAAAGAAATTATAACAACACAAACTAAATAATATGGCTGGTAATAAATTTAACACACAGTTTGCTATACACAAGCCAAAGTTTTATAGTTTAACGTTCAAAGATCTATACGACGAAGAACGCACAATGACTGGTACACCAAGTCAAGTTATAAACTACATACTTAACCAACAACTATAACAAAAATGTTATGAGAACCGCGTGGCAAGGCATTGTCCAGAGAAGCATAACATTTATGATGGTCCTCTACCCCGTTGGCTTCGGTGAGGATAAGGATTAGCTACCTGAAGAACCCGCACAAGGGACGCCATCATAAAAATATTAAAAGCTACAGAGGATTACCGACGGGTAAATAGATACTCGAGTTGAAGCGAGGGTCATGTACCTCCTCCTCTGTACCACATTTTATGTGTGTTTGTCAATGCCCTCTTGGGCAGACGTAGCCGGAACGGTTAAGAAGGCTAGGTAGCCAGCGCCGAATAAAGCTGGCAATATTATTAATTTTAAATCAAATACCTATGACAAATCCAATTGACGATCGAATTGAGGCAAAGCTAATATCTAAAATAGCACATTATAGATTAAATTTACGTACTCATTTCCGTAACAGACACAATGCGGCTTGGCCTGAGTTATCCTATAAATTAGTTATGGGTGACATTAGCAACCTAAGGGTATGGCTACGCATGGCTGAACTTATTGAACCAATGAAAACAACAACCCCATATGCAACATATATGGCTAAACAATTAACAAAATGATTATAGATGTACGATCTGAAAATTCAGTATTTATAACAATAGGTACTGAAACATATTATATAGATAACTCAACCGGTGAACATTTAATGGAACACTGGCAAACTGAACCTGAATATACTAAACCTTTATACTAATGACAATTAAAGAATTAAAACAATACGTAGAAAACAAAAAGAAACGCAATGCTGCTAAATGGAAAGCTGAAACTGCTATACACGGCTATTGCAAACCATTTACTGATGAAGATTATTCACGCAATCGTGAAATCATATTCAGCGGTAAAAAAGTACATAAAACTAAATTTACTCACAATTCAATTTATAAATCAACTTACAAACCTTATTAAATATGGAAACAAAAGAAAAGATTGCTAGACCTGAAAAAGTCTTGCGTATGGTACAAAAAGAATTAGATCTTGAAGATATATCAATTAAAGATCGTACACGTGAAATGTCACAAGCACGCTTTATATATTTTAAATTAGCTAGAAAATACTGCAGGTATGCAAGCTTATCTAAAATAGGTAGACTTGTTAATCGTGATCATGCGACCGTAATTAATGGCCTTAAAAGATTTGATATTGAGGCTCGTTATGACCCATATATGCATGACGTATATGATAGCATAGCCAAACACCTTGATATTTATTATATTAAACCGGGCCGTGAAGAATATGCTGATATGACATTTGATCAAGTATTAAATAGAATTGAAGCTTTAGAAACTAAAATAAATAAATTTTTAATTAAATAAATTATGATTAAATTAAATAAAGAAACATTACAAGTAAATTCAATGGCTATTAAAAAAGCTAAATATGATTATAAATTAAACAAACTACGCCTTACATTTGTAAATGGTAGAAAGTATGATTATTTTAATGTACCATTAGATAAATTTCTATCTATGAAATATGCTGAATCAATTGGTAAGTTCATACATAAACATATTTTAAAACAATATAATTTTTCAAATGCGTGATAATTCATTAGAAGCAGCTGAATCTCTTTGGAGGTTTGTACACAATTTTAACGGCGGGTTGTATGACAATAGATCATTAAGTATGGATCAAGCCTGTACTATTGATCAAATAGTTGAAGCTGCTGAAGAAATTGTAAATATAAAACAAGAAATAATGGATCTAATAAATAGATAGTATGGCTTTAACAGACGGAGAAATAGAACGTATTGCTCAATTAATTTTTGAAAAGTTAATTGATAAGCAATCACAAGAAAATAATGAAACAAAACACCAGTATGTTATATATGATGAGTTTGGCAATTCATCATCTGTATCTGAATCAGAGTTTTTTCATTATGAATTAGAAAGATTATATGAACTTGAGAATAGATATGTAGGCGAAGAACAATATGAAAAAGCTGATATAATTAAAAACAAAATAAGACAGATAAAATTAAAATTAAGAGGATTGTAATGGATGAACTGATAATTAATTGCCCTCGCTTTGGTACGCATAAGTACCTGATTAACAATAAAGTTGCTATACACGTTGCAGAAAAAACAATTGAAGACATACTTAAATATTACCATCCAGAGGCAATAATAGATATTACAACAATATTTTAATATGAGTCATAAATTGTATAAACACCTGATGGCTTCTAATTATAGAAACATATCAGAGACGATCAAAAGTTTAACTAAAAAGAAAAATTATGATAAAATTAAAGACAAAAAAGACTAAACACGTTAATTTTGTAAGAGATCACATTTTTCATATGCATAAATGCATGACTAAAAAAGTGAAAGATATTGATGAACTTAAAGGAAAAGAGCTTAATGCTAAAGTAAAAGAGATACAATCAATATCAAAACGCATGAAACAACACCAAAAGTATTTAAAACTATTATTATTATAATGGGAGCAACAAAAGACCAATTAAACCACATCACACCAGCCGAACTAGAAGATTTAGAAATCCTTTATGAAATCATCGGACCAGAGTGTGACGATAGCAAATAAAATTAAATAAGTAGCAGGCTAATGTCGCATAGAAAACTCGACTATTTTCATCGAAGACGCATCGTATATCGACGCGGACCAATTACTGACACCCCTTCTGAATCATACAGCTGGGGTGACTTTTATGAGAGTGGTACGTACGAGTGTTACGAGTTATTTAGAAGTAAGGCTAAAATAACGTCTTATAAGTCATTTAAATGGCACATGCTCGTTCTATGGTATCTTAATCCTAGATTAGAATACGATCAGATTACAGAATTAGCTGAATTTATTGCTGATAAAGAAAATGGTTTTGCAACCATTACGCTTAGTAAAGCTTCAATACAAAATTTAGTACAAGAAGTATTTGAAAGTGATTTAGACGCACCACCTAAAAATAAAATGCGTAAAATCATATTCAAAGAAGTTACTGGATTAGATACTTCACAGAAGTTAAGTATAGTCGGAAAACTCATTGGCAAAAAAAAATTAGCCGAACCTGATGATATTTACGAAACAATGTTGTATATTCACGATAACAATAAAAAAATCACAATATCAAATATAGCTAAGGCTTTAAATGTATCAACCAGAACGATATATAGAAACATAACAAATGAGATAAGACAAGAAAAACTTTTACTAAATGAAGAAATATAATGTACAAAATTATGTACGATACAAGCATGACCTTGACAGAACATTGTTAAGAGATATTTCTGATGATAGAGAAAAAATTATAGTAGAAAACATGGAATTAGTTGAAAATATAGCAAGGAAATTTTCCACAACACAGCAAGCATCTGGTGTGTTAACTATAAATGATCTAATTCAAGAGGGTGCAATAGGATTAATACATGCAGTAGATAAAATTGATTGGGATGTTATAACAGATTCAACAGAACCTGAAAGAACACTAAAATCATTTCTATCTAAACGCATTAAGGGTGCAATACGCAGAGCTATTGATATTAACAGAGGTAATATCAGAATACCTGAGCATAAATTAAATGATATGCGTAAAAATTCTGAGCAAGAAAAAAGAACTATTGAAGTATTTTTTAATAGTATATTTTCTAGTATTGATGATGATGTAGATAAATTTGTTCAAGTTGAAGACAAAACAAAAGAGTACAACATAGATATTATGAATAAATATCTATTAAGTATAATGGAAGCACACCTTAATATAAAAGAATACGATGTGCTTAGAATGAGCTACGGTTTAGATTGTGATAAAATGTCAGCTAAAGAAATAGCTGATAAATTGAAGATTGATGGAACCGCGGCTTATGTGCGAATTTCGCAGATAAAGCGTGACGCAATTAATAAATTAATAGATAATGTAGATCCTGCGCAAGTGGTTGATTTTCTATAAGTTACGTAAAAATATTATTAAAATCAAGTTTAATTATGAATATCCACGAAAAATTAAGTTTAATTCAACAAGAGTTTAAGGCAAAAAAATCGCGGTACAATTCATTCGGCAAGTACAATTTCAGATCTGCCGAAGACATTCTCGAAGCACTTAAACCATTTAACAAAAAGTATAAAGTATACTTTACTGTTAATGAGAAATACCTTGGTGACGGTATAATTGAATCTGTTGCATCTATATTTGATGCTGATGGTGCAAATTTTATTGAATCCTCGGCTGTTGTTGGTGTAGACTTTAACCAAAAGGGTATGCAAGTTCCTCAGCAATTTGGATCTGCATCTTCTTATGGTAAAAAGTATGCACTTGGCAATCTATTACTAATTGATGATACTGCAGACGCTGATGCGACTAATACTCACGGTAAACAATCAAAGCCTAAATTATTAAAGGGGTCAGACAACTGGAGTAAAGCATTAAGCTATATTCAATCTGGCGGAAGCGTAACAACAATAGTAAGTAAATACGACGTGTCTATTGAAGACAAGTCTGAATTAAAATCGTATGAAGTCAGAACAAGTAATACAAAAGCTTAGAAATGATGCAGATTACTATGGTGAATTTGGTAAACAGTATTTAAGCAATTCAGACATATCCGTATTATTAAACAATCCGCTTGACTTTAAGCAACCTTCAAAACCTAATCCAGCTTTTTTAGTCGGAGGTTATTTTCACACTGCAATACTTGAACCAGATAAACTGGAAAAGTATAAAGTGATTGAAGCAACCACTAGGAGTACAAAGAAATATAAAGAAATTTCTGAAGGTGAGTTATGCTTATTACAGCATGAAGTTGATCAGATTGAATTAATGCGAGAAAAGGTCTTAACTAATAAGATCTGTAAAGAATTTATTCTAGGTTCAAATAATAAATCACAGATTGAATACGAAGTACCTGGAATAATTGAATTAGAAGGTAATTGGTGGAAGGGTAAAGCTGATATAGTTAATCATGATGAAAAATTAATCATTGATTTGAAAACTACAGGTGATTTAAACCGATTTAAAAGCAGTGCCTACCGCTATAATTACGACAGTCAAGCCTATATATATAGGAGAATATTTGATTATGATTTTTTGTTTATTGCTATAGATAAAACTACACACCAAATTGGTATCTTTGATTGTTCAGACAGATTCTATGAATCAGGTTATGAAAAAGTAAAGAAAGCAACAGAAGTGTACGATTTATTCTATAAGACTGATGGGTTCGATCCATCACAGTACTTTGTACAAAAAACACTTTAATTAACTTAAATTTTATTATTATGGCACGAACTAGAAAAAGAACATGCAACGTAACTGGAATTACCACAAGTGAAAATAATTTCTATAATGGTCATTCCCATGTAAAAGCCGTAGATAACCTACGCCGTGTAACTGGTGCAAATAAAGATCAGTTACGCAGAATGTTTAACACCTTAAGCACATATTAATATGGCTGGTATAATTAAAACAAGTATTAATCTTTCAGCAATACCTAAAGATAAAATTATTGAAGGTAAGAAAGGTAAATACTTACCAATTACTATAACAGTAAATGATGAAGTTGATCAATTTGGTAATCAAGGTCCAGTAATAGTATCACAATCTAAAGAAGAGCGTGAAGCTAAAATGGAAAAAACATATCTTGGTAATGCCCAAGTTGTATGGACTAATGGTGAATTTCCATCGCCACCACCTCGTGATGGTCAAACACCACAAGCTGCATCAACACAAGCGCAATCAATCGCACAAGAAGATGATTTACCATTTTGATGATGATTACGATGTTGCTGTAAGCAATGATAATGACAATGAAAATTTGATAGAAGATTAAATGATTAATAACACGGAGATCAATGGATTTTTGATTGATACTTTCAATCAATATGAACTGGAAGTGGGTAAAACACAAGGA